ACAACGAATAGACAAATAAGTTTTGCACCAAACTCTTCAGGAAAGTTTGCTATAAGCTATAGAAAAGCTAACAATACTGCTGGCATAAAAATAGGCACGATTTCAGGAACATCAATAACTTTTGGTACAGAAGTTCTGGTTTCTTCAGCAACAACGTATTTTCATAGTTGTGCTTTTGATCTAGTTGATAATAATAAATTAGTAGCTATGTACACAAGCAGCGGTACGCGCATTAAAGTAGGTACAGTTTCAGGAACAAGCGTTTCATTTGGATCTGATATTTTAGTTGGGCCATCAGGATGGAGTACTGGTCTTGTAAAAGCCGTTGGAACAAGTAAATTTATAATTCTTGCTGATGCAAATTTAAAAATTGGCACAGTATCTGGTAGTACTATGAGTTTAGGCACTAATGTGCCTCTTCCTTGGGACAGCATAGAAATGGCAGCTATGGCTGTTAATCCACTTGATCTTACTAGTTTTATAGTCCAGTACAGAGGTAAGAATAATAGCGTCAATCGACGTAATGGAACAATAGTAGCTGGTACTATTTCAGGGACATCAATTACGTTAGGTTCCTACATAGAATTTTTTCCTCAACAAAATGACACTGGAGCAAAAGATCACGCTATAGAGTTTAGTCCACATAGTAGTGGTAAATTTGCGTACATGTATTCAGAAGACTCTACAAATGATGCAGTAGTAAACACAGGTTCAGTTTCAGGAACAACGATTACTCTTGATACTATAACTGAGATAAACACTGAAAGTGATCATACTGCATCAGCTCTTGCATTTATGTCAGGTGGTAAATTTGTTTATGTAACTAAGATAGGAAATAATTCTAATTTTAGTGCGGGTGGAAACCCCCTTGGCAGTGCCCATGTTGGTCAAATGCAAGCAACAGGAGCTAGCACTTTAAATTCTTTAAGTTACGTTGGACTTTCATCAGCAGCTTACACAGATAGTCAAACAGCATCTATCATTCTTAAAGGTGGTGTTAGCGAGAATCAATCTGGTCTTACAGCAGGATCTCGTTACTACATACAAGGTGATGGAACACTAGGTACTTCTGAAGCAACACCTTCAGTTGAAGCAGGTCTTGCAATAAATGCTACGACTCTATTACTTTCTGGCCCTGCTGGAGAAGATGGAGTCGCTGGCGCAGCTGGATCTCAAGGTGTACAGGGAATACAGGGTACTGCTGGTCTAGGTATTAATTTCTTAGGAGAAGTTGCAGCTATTGGTAATCTCCCATCAGGAAGTAACACTCAAGGTGATGCTTACATTGTTCAAGCAGATGATAGCTTTCATGTCTGGGACGGTACTTCTGCATGGGTAAGTGGTGGATCTATTCAAGGCCCACAAGGGGTTCAAGGAATACAAGGAATACAAGGTACTACTGGTACAACGGGTGCTGCTGGTACTAATGGCACAGACGGTGCTGATGGGGTAGGTGGTGTTAAGGATTTCATAGCTAGTGGTACGTTACCTAATGGAACTCCTGTAATTCTAAAATCTAATGGCACTGTTGAGGCTGTGGCAGAAATCTATCCGCTAGCAGATAGCGCAACTGCTTATACACCTGCTAAAGTTCTATCAACCACCAATACCGACTATTTTGATGTTGATTGGGATCCAAATTATGCAGGTCGTTTTGTATTAACTTACAAGCCCTCGGTTAGTCCCTATTACCCCCAAGTCGTCATAGGAACAGTTTCAGGGACAACAATCACTTATGGTACACCACAAGTAATAGTTTCCGGTGCACATGTTGTAAATACTGTTAGAGTTAAATTTGATGCAGGGTATTCAGGCTCTCGGTTTGTAATAACAGGTGCAGATATTTCAGCAGGCCATTATAATCAGTATGGTTATTTACGCTCTTATACAGTTTCTGGCACAAACACCATCACCTTCAACCATCAGGAAGTTTTTAGTGCCGTTGGTTTAGCTGTATCAGATGTCGATATTGCGTTTGACCCTAGCGTAGCAGGTTCGTTCTTAGTCACATCGTATACAAGCGGCAATAGGTTTCGCGCTGGTACTCTGACAAATTCAGGCATGACGCTAGGCTCAGTAGTTGCTGCATCAGGTAATACATCGCATTACCATAGAATACAATTTGATCCCCTTACTTCAGGCAGGGCAGTCTTGGCAATGTCGGAGTACGGTACAAGTTCCATGGTAAATGTTTGTTATGTTATTACAGTATCAGGAAACACTTTAACTTTTGGAAGTCAACATATTTGGTCTACTGATAGTGGAACAGGTGTTGCTGTTGCTTTCAGTACGACTGTGGCCGGTTTGTTTGTGGCGTCTGGGTCACCCGGCTCCGGAGCTGGTAAACTTGTTGCAGGTCAGATTTCGGGAACGTCTATTACTTTTGGCACCCCTGTACAATACTCAACATCAACTGCTACATTCCCTAACGTATCACTAGATGGCTATGAAAATAAGTTCATAATCTGCTGGAGGAATACTCAAGCAAAAATTGCCACAGTATCGGGTACTACAATTACACTTGGAGCTGGTTTTACGGTAGCGGGTCAAGAATTATATTCTAACGCTGTGAGATTTGACAGATACGGCACTCGCGGCAGGATAGTAGTAGCAGGAACGGATTACGGTGGCGCTACAAATGGTTTTACTAAGATACTCCAGATGACGTTTGGCACTCCAGGCGTTGCGAATCTAACCGCAGATAATTTTATAGGCACATCATCAGCTGCATATGCTAATGCTGCAACAGCTTCTATAGTACTAGCAGGCGGAGTGTCTTCTAATCAGACAGGACTTGTTACTAACTCAACTTACTATGTTCAGACTGACGGTACGTTAACCACTTCTGCTGGAACACCTAATGTAGAGGCAGGCCGAGCTTTGTCTGCTACTACTTTACTTCTAACAAGTGAAGCAGGTGCAGCAGGAGCAACAGGTGCAGCTGGTGCCACTGGCCCAACAGGTGCAGCAGGTACTAACGGTACTAATGGTACTAATGGTACTAATGGCAGTGATGGTGCTGACTCAACTGTGGCTGGCCCAACTGGGCCAACTGGTGCAGCAGGAACAGCCGCTTTAGTCTTAATCAGTCAAGCAACAGCACCGGCATCGGGTGTCATTGGGCAACAGTGGTTTGATACCTCTGAAGGTGTTCTTTATGAATACCTAACGGATGGTACAGACGGTGCTTGGCTAGATCAAGGCGCAGCAAACAGTACCACATCCACAGCGGTTGCTGGGGCAACTATAGCCAGAATCTTAATGTATACATAGGAGCCTCTCATGGCCGAGCAAGTCAAAGTATTTAAAAACGTAATAGATCAGGTAGTGCCAGTAACGGCTACGGATGTAGTACTGCACACAACATCATCTACACAACGGGCAGTTTTAAGAGATCTAGATTGTATTAATTTAGGTGCGGGAGTTACGTTAGATCTTGATGGAAGAACAATGAATACGGGAACTTCCCTTGGAAATTTAGAGCGAACTAAGAGTTTAATTATGGATGTTTCATCTACGTTAAAGTTAAAGTTTCCAGCCAGAGCAAGCACCGCTTTCAAGGGCATGTTCTTTAGTGGGGGTGCGGAAGGAATTAATTCAATATATGTAGAGTCTGCAGCTGATGTTTTAAAGCCTACCGTAACAAGTATTACAAATGCCGCAAATGTGGCTGACGCAGGATCAGCTGGATTTGTTCATGAGCATTCAACTACTGGAGTTATAACGTTTTATAGAATAAAAGACGGAATGGTTTTCGTCCACAACGAAGATGGAACATTAAATAACTCTTTCGATTGGACTATCTCAATTGCTGCCGCTAAGTATGCGATGTGTAGTGATGGAACTTATATGTATTGTGTAAAATCGGCCACTCTCATAGGTAGGAGACATATTGAGACTGGGGTTGATAGCGACTTTACGGTTACTGGCGCAAGTATGGTGACAGTCGCGGATAATCAGGGAAGTTACATGGTTCATCACAACGGAAAACTGTATTCTAAAAATTCAGGTGGTAACACCAATGTATCCACTTGTACTATTTCCACAGGAGTGGTGACTCTAAAGACTGATAATAAATTTAATGTTGGAAGCTATTCTGATGGTGCTACTGTTGTCACTAATACTTCAAACGTATCTTTTCTCATAGAGCAAGGTGGGTCTGGTTGGTATTACTGGAATCTTAGCACTGATGCACTTATATATCTGGCTAACGGTACCAACACTTCTACTGAATATGGCAACGGTGCTTGTGAGGTTGCAGCCGGAATTGCGCTGATCTTTGGCGAGCAGAATGACCGAGCGACAATTATTGATACAAATTTTTCCACTCCAACGTGGTCAACTTTTGTATTTCCTAACAATCCCTACGCGCTTCATCAAACGGTGGGTCAGTTCAGTAATAGGTTCACCATTGCTGGAGGCGTTGTAAATATTCCAGCTCGTAGCTACAGCGCGTATGTTGCTGGCATAGACATTACTGAGGATTAGAAGATGACGGATTATTTGTACACATCAGGTGGCTTTCCATCTGCCCCGACTTCTGGTGACTCGTTGGTTATCAATGGTCTGTTTTACGATTGGACAGGCACAGCTTGGAAAGTTAGATCTACAGTATCTAATCGAGTTGAGTTTACTGCTACTGCAAACCAAGCTACTAAAACTGGGCTAACTTATTTTGTTGGAAGTATAGATTGCTATATCAACGGTGCAAAGATGCTGGTTGGTACAGACTTCACAGCAACCGATGGTGTATCGGTTACGTTCACTCCCGCACTTGATCTCGATGATGAAGTACAACTTATTATGGGTGTTAACGCATCTGTTCTTGCAGGAACAGATGGAGCAGATGGAGCTTCCTCACTAGCTAGCTTGTCAGATGCAACCGTATCTACTACTGACCCATTAATGACAACTAACCCTCCAGCAGTGGGCCATTTGTGGATTAATAGTACAACTGGCGAAGCATATGTTTGTAAAGACATAACTACTGATGGAAATAATTGGATTAATATTGGTGCAATAAATGACGGATTTAATGTAGGCCCATTTGCTGCTACTGGTGGTACTGGATCAGCAGGAGGAGGTTATGCCTACCGTACATTTACAGCATCTAGTACCTTTACTACCTCAAAAGCAGGAACTATTGATTTTATAATTGTTGCTGGTGGCGGTGGGGCAGGCACTTCAAACGGTGCAGCTGGTGCAGGAGCTGGCGGATTAGTGTATCAATCCAACTACAGTGTAGCTTTAGGCACTTTTAATATTATTATAGGTGCAGGAGGCTCAGCGTCTACAAGTGTATCAACTATGCCAAATGTAGGTAATGGTGATAACTCAACAGCGTTTGGATTTACAGCTATTGGAGGTGGTGGTTCAGGTAATGAAAACAATTCTACAACTAAAATTGGTGCGTCAGGAGGCTCAGGAGGTGGTGGTGTTAGAGGAGCTGCTGGAGGATCTGGTACATCAGGACAAGGATATGCTGGCGGTTCTAGCGTAAATGATGGAGCACCTCATTATCGAGGTGGTGGTGGCGGTGGTGCAGGCGGTGTCGGCCAAAATGGTACTTCCACAGGTGGAGGAAACGCAGGACTTGGAGGAAATTATTCAGCTTGGTCTTCCACTACGTCCACAGGTGATAATGGTTATTATGCAAGTGGTGGTGCTGCTGGTTCTTACGATGGTGCTGGTGTTGGTGGAACAAGTGGTTCAGAAACGCCAGGTGGTGGTGGTTTAGGTGGTACACATAGAATTCAGCCAGAACTAAACGGAAATGCTAACACAGGTGGTGGCGGTGGTGGTCACGGTCATACTGGTACACAGGGCGGCAATGGCGGTTCAGGCATTGTAATAGTGAGGTATGCAATATGAGTAAGGCAAGAAACCTAGCAACTTTGTTGAACACAGACGGCTCAGTTAAACCAACCAAGTATGCTGATAGTGACACTATAGGCGGAGAAGCTACGTTTGTAGCTTCTGGAACTTTGCCTAATGGCACAGCTGTAGTGCTTAAATCAGACGGAACTATTGAAACAGTTGCCGTTTCTGGATCAAGTGACATAGCGCGTCATAATGCTACTACTGAGTATCAGATTCCTTCAACTAATAGCTATGGGTTAGACTTACTAATTGCTCCAGCAGGTCTCAATAAAATTGTTGTTGCGTATAAAACTCCATCCTCTTTGCCAACAGGTGTGGCTATAGTTGGGACTATAAATGGCACTGCTATTACTTGGGGTACACCAGTTACTTTTGCTTCGAATACACTCAGCGGCTTTTGTTTGAAGGGAGATCCAAGCGTAACAGGAAGTCTTCTTGTTACTTATTACGCTAATACACCTACTGTTTACGCAATGGCAAAAGTTTTAACAGTTACAGGTACATCTATTTCTGTAGGTACGGGAGTTGCTTTTAACTCAGCAACTACTTACACGTTTACTAAAAATCAATTAACTGTAGACCCTAACACTGCTGGGCGCTTTATGATGGCGTATAGAGATTACAACGGTTCCGGTAATAATGAAGCTGTGATTATTCAAGTAAGTGGGTCGTCCATAACTATGGGATCTCCTGCTACTATGAATCCCGGAGGTAACTTAGGTTGTATAGCATTTAATCCTCATGTTGCTGGACAGTTCATGTCAGCGTCTAAAGATAGCAGTAACCACACGTATTTAAAAATAGGAAGTGTTTCTGGCAATTCAATTACTTTTGGTTCAGCTTTGTTAATAACATCTGGGTCAGCTGATAATATTGACATTAAATTTGATCCACATGCCGCAAACGCAGGCAGGTTTGTTATGGCGTATAAAGATGGCCCCAATTCTAACTATGGCACAGGTAGAGTGGGTCAAATAACTGGTTCGTCTTACACTATTGGAACCCCAGTAGTATATTTATCAGCTAGTAATCATCAACCTTCTATTGTTTTTGATCATTTAACAGCAAACACACTTTTGATTCGTAGTGGTAACTGGCCTAACGTTGACAAATTAATACCAGCGGGTCTGAATGGAACAGTTATAAGTTATGGAACTATAATTAATGCTAGCGATAATGGTAGTGGAAACAACGTTGCTCATCATCCACAACTAAATAATTTGGCTACATATGTCTATGCGTACTCTTCAAATTCAGGCGGGAGTATTGGTAAAGTTGGTGTGGGTAATTTTGCTTACGATACATCGACCAGTAACATAACTGCTTCTAACTTTTTAGGTGTTACAACAGCTGCATATACTGACGGGCAAACTGCCACAATAACGTTACAAGGAGGTACGTCTAAAAATCAATCAGGTTTAACTCCAAGCGCTATTTATTATGTTCAAGGTGACGCTACGTTAGGAACATCTGCCGTAGCAACAACAGTTGAAGTAGGCAAAGCATTATCAGCAACATCAATTTTATTGAAGGGTATTTAACATGAAGACGATTATTGAGAACGACACAAACATCAGCAAGTATATGTTTGCTAATTCAGTGGCTATTACTATGGGTGCAGATTCTATTACAACTCCTAATTTTATTATTGGAGATATGAATACAAGTAACTGTACCTTGGTTGAGGGCGTAACATCTCCCTCTGGTTGGGCTGGATGCAAACACACTTTTGATGGCACAACATGGGCTGCTAACCCAGATTGGGTTGAGCCAGAAGCAGAAGCAGATCCTGAGTAATAAAATTAAATGGTAGGAGAATAGTATGGCAGCACCAAAGAAAAAATCTGTTCCTAAAAAAACACATGTAATGCCTGATGGCAGTGTAATGGCAGGCGCAAAGCATAAAAAAAAGAAAGCAAGACCAGGGTATTAATACATGTGGTCTATTATTATTGCTACTATATTAATAGACGCTAAAGAGCCTGCAATGCCTGTAATAGTTTATAGTTATCCAACTCTTAAAGCATGTAGATTAGAGCTAGCAGAAATAGGTAAAAAGTTAGATTACAAATTTGTTGTTAGTCCTTTACTTGGTTATTCTTTAAAAAAGGATACAGATATACAGACCACAATTGTATTTTGTGTACAAAATAAACAAAGTATTTAATGTGGTCTAGTCCTTTAGAATTGTACCCAGTACATGTGTCACCTGATTTGGCACCTGTAGGTCAAAGGCTTCTTGTTGAGCCACAGACTTACAAAGTAAATGCGGAGTATCTTGTAGTGCAACCTTCTAGGGAGCCTTACGGAATTCCACAAGAGTATACAAGGAGATTATGGATATGTTAGCTGAACTAGCTATAGCCAATGCTGCATTTCAAGTTATTAAACAAACTTTATCTAACGGTAAAGAGATAGCAGATGCTGGTTCAGCTTTAACTAAATACTTTGGTGCAAGCCAAGCTATTGAACAAAAAGCAAAGCTAGGTACAGGTGACGTACTAGCTGCTTATCAGGCAAAGCAAGCAATAGAAAGGCAAGAAAAAGAATTAGAATGGATGTTAAATAAACAGGGACTTCTTGGTTACTACAAGTATCAACAATTTAGAGATGAGTTTTTTGAAAAACAAAAAGCTGAAGCAGCAAAACAAAGGATAAGAAACAAAAAGATAAAGAACAATGTAGAAACAGGTTTAGCAATAACAATATTAATTGTAATTTTTTTAGCTGCATTTGTCGGTGTTCTAATTTATATAAAAGGGATTCTATAATTAGCTTAATTAAGGTAACTATTAATTAGGGTAAACATATGTGTATAATATATATACATTAATTATAAGTTGAAAAATATGGATTATAGTTCACTGAAGGAATGGGCATCGCCCAGACAGTTAGAAATACTAGAAGCACTTATATTAACCAAGACTAAAGCACAGGCAGCAAAGAATTTAAAATTATCAGAAGCCACTGTGTATTCATGTATACGCAGAGTGCAAGCAAAAGCGGCTAAGCAAGGTTATTCGCCTGAACACGACATGACGCACACAGCACCTGATACACATATTGTTAAAGGTGTTAGTAGTTATTATGATGATAAAGGAAACTTATCACGTCAATGGGTCAAAACAGACTTAAAGAAAGGAGCAGAGCTTGAAGCTATAAAAGCATTTGCTCAAGGTTTAGCAGAAGATTTAACAGGTAAACATACTGTTATTACTAAACCTATTAATACTAATACTGACTTAATGTCGTGTTATGTTATAGGAGACCATCATCTAGGGATGTTGGCACATGCCGCAATTACAGGCGGAGAAGATTACAACATTGACAAAGCAGAGTCTTTGTTAGTAGAAGCTTTTGATAAGCTGATAACCAGGGGAGTAGATTCCCAGACTGGATTACTAGTAAATTTAGGTGATTTTTTACACGCAAATGATGCTACTAACACCACACAAAGTGGACATATATTAGATGTTGATGGGCATTTTAGTAGAGCATATGAATCAGCAGGAGCTCTAATAAGATTAGTTGTTACTATGATGCTAAAGAAGCATGAAAAAGTAATAATTTTAAATGCCCGTGGTAATCATGATAGAGATGCTGCATTGTCTCTTAATATTATGATGAAAGTTTTGTATGAGGACGATCCTCGTGTAGAGGTGCTAGATAATGTGTCTAAGTTTGTATCGTATAAGTTTGGATCAAATTTAATAGTTACACATCATGGTGATAGAATGACACCTCAAAAAGTATATGAGCACGTTACTCGCACTATGTCTAAGCAATGGGGTGAAACTGAACATCGTTTTTGTTGGATGGGCCATATCCATCACAAGACGGCTAAAGAGATTGGTGGTATGGTGGTTGAAAGCTGGAATGTATTGAGTCCAGTAGACAATTGGCATGCTGATTCTGGATATGGATCTGATAGATCTATGACGTGCGTAGTTCTTCACTGTGAACACGGTGAATATATACGGCACAAAGTCGGTATTACGGAGCTCAACAGTGATAGAATTAGTCAAAATACCACAGGTGATTCGCATGGAAGTTGATGCTAGGTTCGACAGGTTAGAAGCCAAGATTGATAAACTAGCAGACGCTATGGTCAAACTAGTTGAAATTGATACTAAAATTGATGGAATACTTAATCATAACAACACACAAGATAATCGTTTAAATAAACATAGCGATACCTTAGATAAACATGCTGTAAAGCTAGCTGTAGTAGATAAGTCTACTGGGGCTAATGAATGGTTTGTTAGAATATTAATAGCAGCTTTGGTTTCAGCTGCTACAAGCATTGCAGTATTTATGATGAGGGGATAATTATGTTTCAATTAGGTAAGAACAGTGTAATAAATATGGCCGGCATTGATAGCAGGCTTATGGATATTGTAGAAGTTGCTATTAAGTTATCTAACATTGATTTTGGTATTCCTTCTTCTGGAGGATTGCGAACTACTGAAGATCAAGCAGCGTTATTTACTGCCGGCAAATCTAAGTGCGATGGAAGGACTAATAAGTCCTACCATCAAACAGGTAAAGCAGTAGATGTATATGCGTACGTAGATGGGAAAGCTAGTTGGGATCATTTGCATCTTACTCATATTGCTACAGCTATGTTACAAGCATCTGCTCAATTAGGCTACGAGCTTAAATGGGGTGGTTTGTGGAATTCGTGGCAAGATATGCCTCATTTTGAAATTAAGGACTAGTTATGAGTTTCTTAAGTTTTTTAAATCCTATTGCAAGTCTTGGTAAAACATATCTTGAAGGTAAGAATAATGTTGCTAAGGCTAAGTCTGCTGCAGCTATTATAGGTATTGAAGCAGAAGCAGATGTAAAAGTTGCTAATGCTAAAGCTGCTCATAAGTTGGCAGATAATGGACAAACTCAAGATTTTAATTTAGATCTTGTAGCCATGAAGCAAATGGATAAATCACTATTAGACGAAATTATGATTGGGCTATTGTTAATCCCTATAGCAGCTTCATTTGTAGGTTATCAAGAAGAAGTTACAGCAGCATTTGAATCATTTGCTTCTATGCCAGACTGGTATCAGTATTTGGTTATAGGTGTATATGTTGTTAAGTTTGGTATGCGTGGATTACTTACTAAATTAGTCTCAGGAAAGCTTAGCGGCATTAAGTTGAAATAGGCTCAAGATTATATTATGTATCTAGTATGTGGTACGATACAGCAATTATTTAAGGTATAGACGACATGTCCGAAAAGTTTGATGATCAAGTGATATATTCAGATGAAACATCTGATAAAAATCTATACAGTGAAAGTACTGTTGAATTAGCTGATTGGGAAAATGCTCCTAAAGTAGCTGATCTTAAAGCTGACTACACTGAAGCTTTGCCTGCTCATCAATTACAGTTAGCCAAAGTTAGGACATGGACAGATAATCTTAATATAGAAGGCAGTGCTAAGATTGCAAAGCGCACGGGGCGTAGCGCTGTAGCGCCTAAGTTAATTCGCAAACAAGCTGAATGGCGCTATGCTGCGCTTAGCGAACCATTCTTATCTACAGATGATGTATTTAATGTAGAGCCCATTACTTTTGAAGACAAAGCAAGTGCTATACAAAATCAATTAGTTTTAAACAACCAGTTTAATACTAAAATTAAAAAGAATCGTTTTATTGATGAATTTATAAGAGCTGCTGTTGACGAAGGTACAGTTATTGTAAGAGTTGGTTGGGATTACGAAGACAAGATTGTAGAAGTAGAACAACCTATTATGGAAGAGATCCAAATACAGGATCCAATGATGGCAGCTCAGATGGCTGCTCAGGGAATGCCCCCGGTAGAACAAATACAAATAGGGACAGAGATGGTTGAGGAAACTCAAATCATTAAAAATTGTCCTACTCTTGAAGTATGTAATATAGATAACGTGTTAGTAGATCCTACTTGTAAAGGTGATCTAGAAAAAGCACAATTTTTAATTTACAGCTTTGAAACAGATCTTTCTGATCTTAAGAAAGATGGTAGATATACTAATCTAGATAAAATTAATGTTTCTGGTAACTCACTATTATCTGAGCCAGATCATCACTCTACTATGGAAGAAGCTGTATTTAATTTTAAAGATAAACCTCGTCAGAAGTTTGTTGCGTATGAGTATTGGGGTTATTGGGATATTAATAAAACAGGCATAGTAGAGCCTATTGTTGCTACTTATGTAGGTGACACAATAATTAGAATGGAATCGAATCCATTCCCAGATCAAAAGATTCCGTTTGTCATGGCTCAGATGTTACCTAAGCGTAACTCTAGCTATGGTGAACCAGATGGTGCATTACTAGAAGATAATCAAAAAATTGTAGGTGCTGTAACTCGTGGCATGATTGATATCATGGGCCGCTCAGCTAACGGACAACTAGGAATACGTAAAGATGCTCTTGATGTAACTAACCGTCGTAAGTATGAGCGAGGTTTAGATTATGAATTTAACGCCCAGGTAGATCCACGTCAGGCATTTCATATGGGTGCTTACCCGGAAATTCCTAAGTCAGCTGAAACAATGATAGGGCTACAAAATCAAGAAGCAGAATCACTAACAGGTGTTAAAGCATTTTCTTCTGGCTTAAGTGGTCAAGCACTTGGCAATACAGCTACCGGCATTCGTGGAACACTAGACGCTACAAGTAAGCGTGAGCTAGGTATCTTACGTCGATTAGCTACTTGTATTAGTGAAGCTGGCCGTAAGATTTTAGCAATGAATGCAGAATTTTTATCGGAAGAAGAAACTATACGCATTACAAACGACGAGTTTGTTCAAGTACGTAGAGATGATTTAGCAGGTAACTTTGATCTTAGATTAACTATTAGCACTGCTGAAACAGATAACGAGAAAGCTCAAGAGTTAGCATTTATGCTACAGACTATGGGTAACTCTATGGATCCATCTATGGGTCAGATGCTATTGGAAGAAATTGCTATGCTTCGTAAAATGCCAGCATTAGCTAAACGAATTAAAGAATATCAGCCACAACCTAATCCACTTGAAGAAGAAAGAGCTACATTAGAAGTTGAGCTGTTAAGAGCACAAGTTGCTAACGAAAATGCTAAAGCCCAAGAAAATCAAGTAGACGTCCAACTTAAGATGGCTAAAACTCGTAACTTAGAGAGTAAATCAGATACTGAAGATTTAGCGTTTTTAGAACGTGAATCTGGAGTTGATGTAGATAAAGAGTTACAGAAGAAAGATTTTGACAGACGTGCGCAGTTAGATTTAAAAGCTGCAGACGGAATGTTAAAAGGTGCCGAGGCACAATAACCTCGTATTTAAACTTAACCAAGATAACCTACAGGTAAAGCTGGGGGACACAAAGGTAAATTGAAATGAATGAAATTGAGCAAATTGAAGTTAGTATTGACTCTGCACGTAAAGACGTAGCTAAAATGGAAAGTTTATTACGTCTTATAAGTAATAAAGATTTTCAAGGGTTAGTAGATACTGGTTATTTTGTAGATGAAGCAAGTCGTTTAGTTATTTTACGTGCTGATCCTGCTATGCAAAGTGATAGTTTACAAAAAACTATTGATGATGGAATTACAGCTGTTGGTCATTTTAGACAATACCTAAATACTGTTATGCAAATAGGTCGAATGGCAGAGCAGGGAATTAAAGAAGACGAAGAAACTCGTCAAGAACTTTTAGCAGAGGAGCTGTAACATGTCAGAATCAGCTGCTGTTAATCCTTTAGATTTACCTGATGACGAAGTTAATGATGCTATTGCAGCAGAAATGGCTCGGTTAGAATCAGAAGAAGAAATTGCTACTTCACCTCCAGAAGACGAAGTCGAAGATGAGGTAGAAGAAAATACCTTAGAAGAAACTGAAGAAACTGAGGAAGAAGAAAATGAAGACAATGATGAAGAACATGCATCTGATGATGACAGTACAGATGAAGCAGCTGAAGGGGCTGGTACAGTCCCTGAAGCTGCATCTGAAGAAGTTGTTACAGATGATACTAACGATACTGAAAACCCTTCAGACGATGGTTCTAGAGACAGTACAGAAGCTGATATTGACTCTAAAGGGGAAATAGACTATAAAGTTCAGTATGAAGAGTTACTTAGCCCATTTAAGGCTAATGGTAAGGACATCAAAGTAGACACGGTAGAAGATGCCAGGTCATTGATGCAAATGGGTGCTAACTATAACAAGAAGATGGCTGCTTTAAAGCCTAATCTTAAAATGGTTAAAATGTTAGACAACCATGGCTTGCTAGACGAAGAGAAACTTAGCTACTTGATTGATCTCAGTAAAAAAGATCCTGAAGCAGTCAAGAAGTTAGTGAAGGATAGTGGACTTGATCCATTAGATATTGACACTGAAAATATTGCGTATAAACCCAATGCTTACAATGTCTCTGATAACGAAGTAGCACTAGACGGAATACTCGATGACATTCGAGACACAAGTTCTTTTAACACTACTATTGATATCATTGGTAATAAGTGGGACGAAGCGTCCAAAGATATGATCGCCAAAGACCCTAATATAATTAAGGTTATCAACGAGCATGTTGGATCTGGGATATACAAAAAAGTAAGTGAAGTAGTAGAACGGGAGCGAATTTTAGGGAGACTAAGTGGTCTTTCTGATATTGAGGCTTATAAACAAGTAGGCGATGCGATCAATTCTAATGGAGGTTTTGGTGACCCTGTACAGGCCACCCCAACCCAACCAGTTAGTACATCTAAATCAAATAGTGTTAATAAGACAAACAATCCCGTAGACCCAAAGCTGGCTAATAAGCGAAAAGCTGCAGGTTCTACGAAAAGTAAGACTAGTAAAACAGCTCCTCAATTTGACGTGCTCAGTATGAGTGATGAAGAATTTGAGAAGATGTCTGCTAGTAAGTTTGTTTAATCACTATTTAATAGAAGGTGTATGATTATGAGTTTGACATATAACGATCCCAAAGGTGGGACAGCCTCTGACGTTGGTGGTCAGATTAGGACGGATTTCTACGCGAAAAAGGCTCTCGTAGAAGCCGCAAAAGAGCAATACTTTGGCCAGTTAGCTGACGTTACTGCAATGCCTAAGAACATGGGTAAAACCATTAAACGTTTCCATTACATGCCTATTTTAGACGATCGTAACGTCACTGGACAAGGTCTTGATGGTGCCGGTGCTTCTTATGCAAACGGTAACTTGTATGGCTCTTCTAAAGACGTCGGTGTTATTACTGCTAAAATCCCTGCTTTAACTGAAGCTGGTGGCCGTGTTAACCGCGTTGGTATGAAGCGTTTAGAATTAGAAGGTACTATTGAGAAGTTTGGTTTCTTCGATGAGTACTCTCAGGAGTCTATGGACTTTGATTCTGATTCAGAGCTAATGCAGCATCTTACTACTGAGTCTGTTAAAGCTGCTAACGAAATCACTGAAGACCAACTTCAGATTGATTTGTTAAACGGTGCTGGTGTAGTTCGTTACGCAGGTGTTGCAACTAGTAATGCAACATTGTCTGGCGAAACTGCTGGTATTACTAAAGTAGATTATGATGATCTAGTTAAGTTAAGCATTGAGCTAAACAATAACCGTACGCCTAAGCAAACCAAAGTTATCTCTGGTTCGCGGATGGTAGACACTAAAGTAGTTAACGCTGCTCGTGTTATGTACGTTGGATCTGAGTTAGTTCCTGCACTCATGAAAATGACTGATTACCACAATAACAAGGCTTTTATTCCTGTTGCACAGTACGCACAGGCTGGCACTGTAATTCGTGGTGAAATTGGTGCAGTAGATGCTTTCCGCATCGTTGAAGTTCCTGAGATGATGAAGTTTGCTGGTGTTGGCGCTGCAGTAACTGCTGATGATGCCGGTTATCATTCAACTAGTGCTCAGTACGACGTGTTTCCAATGTTAGTTGTTGGTGATGGCGCGTTTACTACTGTCGGTTTCCAAACTGATGGTAAGACTGTTAAGTTTAAGATCAAGCACGTACGTCCTAGTGAGAACCACAGTTCTTCTGACCCATACGGCGAGACTGGCTTCTACAGCATCAAGTGGTACTACGGTACTATGATTTTGCGAGCAGAGCGCTTAGCATTACTTAAGACTGTTGCTGAAGTATAAAGTAGCGGTATAATATAACCTCCCTTAACGGGGAGGTTTTTTCATATACAGAGGTATCACCCTCTTCTAAAAGGTAGATGTAAAATGAACGAAACAAGTCAACACCTAGAAATTGAACAAGACGAAAATGAAATTCCAACTGAAATTGAATCTCTTCGTGCAAGAGCAGATCAGTTAGGCATTGAGTATCGACATAACACTGGAGTAGCTAAGTTACGTAAGCTAGTGGATGCAAAATTATCCCCAGTTGAAGAAGTAGTAGAGCCAGTAAGATCTACTAAATTAAGTATGTCACAGTTAATTGTTGAAAAACGTAAAGAAGCAGCTGCTCTTATACGTATCCGAATTACATGTATGAATCCAAACAAGAAGAACTGGGAAGGAGAAATCTTTTCTGTAGGTTCAGCTAAATTGGGTACATTTAAAAAGTTTGTACCGTTTGATGCACCAGATGGTTGGCATGTACCAAACATTATTTATAACATGATTAAAGAACGTAAATGTTCTGTATTTCACACATCTACTAGTCCTAGTGGTGCTAAAACTCGTAAAAGTAAATTAGTACCAGAGTTTAGTATTGAAATTTTATCTCCTTTAACACCAGAAGAACTACGTAATTTAACTCGTCAGCAAGCATTAGTTAACGACGAATAATAGGAAAAATATATGTATACCGTGGATTCTACTGTTTCTTTTACAATTACACGTCCTCAACTAAAAACAGCTGAGGTAGCAGCAGATGCTATAAGCGTAAGATCAGTAGATCCTGATGGTATATTTGGCAGCATCTCTTTAACGACTGATGCTGTTCCTACTTTATTAGCAGCAGGTGAAATATCTTTCTCAGATGTTTTAAACAAAAAAGGCATATGGCGATACGAAGTTTTAACTTCTACTAATGTAGCTCATGTCATCAATGTAAATGCAGTTGCTGTAGATGCTACGTATACATCTACTATTAAATTTTAAGGTAATATTATGCCCACTATTGATATAACAGAAATTACTGCAGGAACCTTATCAGGTACAGGTGTATTTGATAAGTTAATGGCAGCAGTAACTGCTCACTTAGACGATCAATATACGAAAGGTCGTATAAAAGGTGCTGAATATGCAACTGTTTATCTTGGTGCTGTGCAATCTGCAATGCAACAATCAGTATCTTTTGTATTAGGTGAGCAGCAAGCAGAGCTTGCTCTTACTCAATTAAATGACACTTTAATTACTAATGCAAAACAGCGTGAAGAGATAAACTCACGTGTGGTTTTATTAGATACCCAAATACAAGAACAGTTAGATGGTACTGCTCGTGCTAATACCCAACTAACAGATACTTTAACTACTAGCCTTAAACAACGAGTGCAAATGGACAGTCAAATTGACTTGTTACATGTACAAATGGCTGAAGCTGTTGACGGTACTACCAGGGCTAATACTCAGTTACAAGATGGTTTAGACACATCTACTAAACAACGTGAACAGATTACAAGTGCAGTAGCACTATCTGATGCACAGAAACTAGAACAAGAAGCCCATACTACTAGAACAGACTTAAACTCTACTCAAGATTTAATAATAAAAGCTCAACAAGCTCTTAAATTAACTGCTGAAAAAACTATGCTTGAAAAGAAAGCATTAACTGAAGTTCAGCAAACAATATTAGTAACTAGACAGCAAGATCTTTACACTGCTCAAAAAGATGGATTTGCACGAGATGCAGAACAAAAAGCAGCTAAGTTAGTCAGCGAAATTTGGCAGATTGCTAAAGGATCTGATCCAACTAGTACTACTTACACTCTTCCTATTGATAATGCATCAATTGGTAACGTATTAAAAAATGCTGTTAAAAGCTCTGGCTTAGAATACTCAAGCCTAACACCTTAGTGGAGTATTAAATGGGGTGGCATCGAGATGCGTTTGCATATACTTCCCCTATATTTGGGGAAATAGTAGAAACAATCCCTACTATACGTGGGGCAGTAATGACGGCTTCAATGAGAGGATTAACTCCTTGTGAAGCTGTTAGACGTGCAGTAATTAATAATAAGTATACTTCTGCTAGATCATATTTAAAGGCAGCTAAGCAATCTTATGTGCACAAACTTCCTACAGTTACTCAGTCTAGTCCATTAAGAGATGAAAGTTATTTTATAAGTTTAGCTTTTCCTGAAGGCGTCCCTGCAATAACTAACACTGAGTACAACACTCCTACAGCTATACAGCTTCTTGATTCGTTACAAAGTCCTATTGGCACTTACGATACCTCAGTACACTCTTTTACTTACACAGAATACGGTGCAACGCTTACTAAAGCGTACACTGCTGCTGCAATAATAGATGACACTACTTTTTCATACGTAGAAACTGTTAGAAACAGTAGCAACACAGTTATTAGTACTACTAATAAAGTAGGTATTAGACCTGCTGGGTATAATACAAAAGTATTAATATATACTTACTTACACCTGGGATTGCCTAAAATAAAGTTGTATCACCCGGCTGTTAAAGATGCAAATCTTTTTCATGACATTTTTAGCACGTACGCAAATGCTAATGATTTTGTAGCATATCCAATTTATCCTTTAATGTTAGACGGCGTGTATATAGACGCAGCATCACGTAAAGAAGAGTATGACGACGCATCAAGATTACTAGACACTATAGCTTTTCCTTTTAAAAAAGTATTTGAAGCTATGAAGGAAGGTGTACCAACAGATGTTGGTGATGAAGACAACGCTATAACTGATATATTTTTATTAAATGCAGTTAACATTAATACAGGTACTCAGGCAGGCAAAGCGTATTTATTTGAGTTTTTTGATGCTATATATTTAAATCATTTGGATCCAGGTACCGGTGCTGTTAACTGGACTGCTACTAATTATTCTGTAAATATTTCAGAAAGTGATTACAACTTTCAGTTAAATTTTAATGGAATAGCTAATACAGTTGTATCAGGGTATAGCACGTCTTACGGAAGTACAGTTGCAGCTGGTGGAACAATAACTTTAACAGCGCCTAGTGCATACGGGGAAAATACATACCGTAGATTGGTTATAACAGGAATTAGCGCAAGTACAACGGTAGATTACCCTTCAGGTAGAAGACAATCTGTAGCTATAGCAGTATCAACTGACCCTGCTTCATTAGACTACGATAATTTTTGTATACCCCTTATACACGGAGTATTAGCAAATTTACCTTTACTTCATTATAAAGAGCAAATATTTTCAGAAAGTTTTGTAGTAGTTAGTCACAGCTTGTACGAATTTTATTTAAAATGGTACCAAGAACTGTGGGGAAAGATTAAAAGACTTGTAATCTTAGCAATTTTTGTATTAATAACATTATATTTTACAGCTGTTGATGGTGGATTTACTGCAACTGCTTTTTATGCAGCATTTATAAAGGCTGTAGTTATTAGTTTTGCATTAGAACAAGTAATGGTTGCAATTGATGATCCGTGGCTAAGAGCTGCGGTACAATTAGCTATAATAGTAGTAACAGCTAATCCTGAAGGTGGATTTAACCCTGATACATTTGCTTTATCAAACCCGATAAATTTAATAAATGCTGTAAGCGCAGTAGGAACTGCTTATCAAGCTCAACAAATGGAAGAGTTATCAGATGAATTACAGGATTTTTTAAAGACTTCTGCAGAACAATGGAAAGAGTTAGAAGAACAAAGAGAATTGTTAGAAGAGCCAGATTATAGTGATCTCATGCTTTCTGCTAATCTTTCAAACATAAACACTTACGAAGAGCCCAGCACTTTTTATGCACGAACTTTAAATACTAATCCAGGTGTATTAGTATATGATCAAATAAGAGATTATTTTGATACTAAATTAACGCTACCTCAGTTAAGTCCATTAGCTTAACTAGTAATAACAATGTAAACTACTATTAATAAAGTATTTAGGAGTACCTTAATGGCTATTAACAACGGTTACAACAGCCCTTTTAGACAACAAATGGGTTTTTTAGATAACATGGCTCCAGGGAATATTAGTACAATAAACTCGCAGCAGCCTCAAGATCAGCTTAGAATGTATTCACCAGCTCAAGCTCAATTGCAAAATTACCAACCTTCAATGGGTGGTGGACATCCCGGTTATGGCGGCTACGGCTCTAAAAATGCTGCTGGTAACCTACTTAACGGTGGCAATAGTACTTTGGGTCAAACTACTCCTTGGGGCTGGGGTGGTGTAGGAGGTAAAGCAGCAACAGGTATTGCTGGCATATCAGCTTTAGGCTCTATGTATTTAGGTAACAAATCAATGCAACTAGGTGCTGCAGATTTAGATTTTAGGCAAAAATCTTATGGTGATCAGTATGCCGCTCAAAGAGCGTTACAAAATGATCAAATGTTTGATAGGCAACAATTTAGAATGGCTGAATCTGGTATGAGTCCAGAACAAGCAAAAGCTGCTGCTGATCGTTATGTCAGTGAGCGTGGCGTTCAACAACGTAAAGCTTAGCATTACAGGAATATATAGTATGGCATATCCTAAATGGACACAATTAAGCACTCCAAGTGGAGCTACTGCAGTTAACGCAATGAGTACTGCAGGAGATCTGTGGAAACAATCAATGCAGACAATCCAAGGTGGTCTTACAGCTTACGATAAGGGAGTAGAGACTCGACTTCAAGAAGATAGCGATGTAAACACTGCAGCTTTACGTCGTCGGTTAGAAGGTGCTGGCACTTTATCTGAATTAAATGCTATGCAAGGTGATATTTCTGCCACAGGTTTAGAAGGATACGGTAAACGTATTGATGCAGATGCTCTAAGCCAATCTTTTAATAAAGAACGTGGTGTAATGCGTGGTGAGTTTCAAGATCAATTTAATGAACAAATAAGCACTGGCTATGCTAACGCTACAACTGTTGATGAAGTTAAAGCCATAAATAACCAAGTAGCAGCAGCTAATGAGAAAGACTCTTGGTTAGATGTTTCTTCACAAATTACGCAAGGAAGTGCTGGTTTAAAAACTGCACTAGATAAAGAGGCACAAACTGCTACAGATGCACAAGTACAAAAACAAGCTGGTATGAACGTTGCTGGACTAGAAGCTGCACTTGATGCCCTAGTGCCTGGATCATTGAATTTCACTGAAAACCAGACAAGAATTACTAATCAAATAGCGGCTACAAAAGATAAAGATCAAAAGTTATTTGATCAGGGCGCTGTTAGCTCTATGCGTGTTGCATCCGGAAACGGTATAAAAGCGTTAGAAGCTGAACGAGATAAATTGTTAGAAGCTGCTAAAAATAATCCAAATATTAGTGAAGCTAGTGTACTTAGTACATTTGATGAACGCAGACCTTTTGCACTACAGAAAGTATTAGACAATGTTGCTGTATCCACACGAGAGCGTATAGCAAGTGAGAAGGCTACTAACTTAACTGCACTAGAAACAGCTAAACAAGGTATACCTGAACAGTTTAGAGGCATGATTGGCATTGATGAGATGGGTAATTTAACGTTCTCAGATCAATTAGATGATGCTTCAAAAACTGATTTTGCTGAAAGAGCAATGGCTGCTGGGTATATTGGTACAGGTGATAGCTTTGCTGATAGAAATACCCAATTTAATACAGCAGAAACATCTTCATTAGGTGAAGAATTTGGCTCATTAGGTGAGCAAGAAAGAGTTTTAGCAAACCAATTAAGACAGATTACTCGTGATCAGGGGATAGAATTAAGTAAGAAAGCAACTACTGATTTAGCTACAGCAACTTCTGCTGCCGATAAAACTTTAAAGACTGTTACAGCTAGAATAGTAGAAGATTACCGAGATGCAGTAGTAAGTTATCAGGTTGATCCAGCAGCTCTAAAAGCTTCTCAAGATGCTCAAGGAAGTGCGTATTCTCATATGGTAGCAATGGGATTTGATGATAATCAAGAAGGATGGAGAAGAGGCAATGTAGCTCAAGATGAATTACGAACACTGATAAGAGAGGCAAAATCAAACGGATTTACAGACTCAGAAATCATACTCTCAATAGACGCAAATACTGAAGCGGGTAAGACATGGGCAGATAAAACAGTAAATGTTGCTAATTTTCTAAAGTTCCTTGGCAATCAAACTAATTTAAAAGAACGAGGAGCTAATCTAGATAAGCTAATAGAAGCTAAAGATTTACGAGATGAGGATATACTAAAAGCCGAGATGGCTCGTAGTAGTGAAGTCTCAACAGCTAATGCGGGTGCATTAAAAGCTTCAGGTGTTAGAAACACTAGTAATGCTGTAAGAATGATAAACAAAGCTTTAGGTGTTGAGTAAGATCCTAAGATAACTTGAGATGATTAGCACATTTAAGTAAACTAAGGGGGCAGATAATGCCCCTTTTTCTATTGTAGGCAAAAAACATGGCTCAGAACGATTTATTGAATACTCCATTAAACGATCCTAATCAAGAAATTAAACTTGCAGAATCTAGTTTAAAAGCCAGAGATACTTCTGTGCAGCCTGCCACACGTGATTACTTTCAAGAAGCAATGGATGTAGCTAGTGGAAACACTAGTGCATTTGATAATGCTCCTATTAGTAAAGCAGAGAATCTATTAAGTGCTAGAACAGAAAAAGAAAAAAACCTTGCCTTAAATAAAACTTATCGAGACATATTCGCAGGAACAACGCAATCTCAAGATGATTTTCTTAATTCGCAAGGAGGAGCAGCAGAATTAGTTGCAGATAAAGATGCGTTTATTCAAGAAATAGATAATCCTTTTAAATACGTTGGTAACGTTGCTCTTAATTTAGGAAGTGGCATAACTGACTTAACTACAGGCTGGGTACAAGCGCCAGCTAGTGACATGATAGACGAAGAAGCAGACACTGCAAATTTAGCTCCATTTTTATTAAGAGATAAAGAACTGCAATCTTTGCTAGCTGAAGCAACTGATCCAACAGAAATTGCTAACTTGTCTGCAGAATTAGAATCTATAACTAATATGCTAGATAGTTCATATAATGATGAATTAGTTGCTCAACGTGATGCCGCATTAGCAGCTTTAAATGAATCACCAGATAGTTGGCAAGCAAAATCTAACTTATCAGAAATTGAATGGGCTTTAGAGAGAACTCCTACTAAGCGTCAAGTAAGAGAAAGAGCTGAAAGTAACATTGATGGTGCAGTTGCTACTTACGATTTTCTTGAAAACGTTTCTGAAGTAGTAGCATCTAAAGTAAATAAAGCAGGACAACGTAAAATTCAAAGACAAGTAGAACCATACGCAGTAGAAGCGAGTGAGTTTTATGAAAATGGCAATTATGCAAAAAGTATTGGGGTAATGGCAGATGGTATATTTACAGTAGCTTTAGATAACCCAGGTTCTGCAATAGAGATGTTTGCAAACTCTTTACCTCAAATGTTAGCAATGGTTAATCCTTTTACTAGTGCTCCTACAGTTATGGCAGCTTATAGTAAGCATGCTGACACTATGATGGAGGAATTTGTAAAAATAAATGGATATAGAGCAACAGGAAAAGATAAAGAAATTTTAAACACAGGTGCCGGGGCTGCAGTATTTTTTGATTTCTTCTCAGATAAAATAGCTTTAAAAGGTGTAAAAGTAATACCTACTAATTTAATAAACAAAATTACAACTAAGCTTGGTTCTGGTGCTCCTAAAGGCGCTAAAATACTTACACAATACACTAGTAACATAGCTGCAAAAACAGCTGGCCTTGCTATACAACCTGTACAAGAGTTTGTATCAGGAGCTGGAACAGAACTATCTGAACAAGCAGGTGTTGCAGGCGGTCTTGAGGGACTTGATAAAGTTAAAATAATTGAACAAGGAATGATAGAGGCAATAGCAGTATCTCCAGCTCAAGCTGCTGTAGGTATAAAAGATGTTGTTAAAGGTACTAAAAGAGTAAGTACAGATGTTAAAGAAAGTGACTTAGTAAAAAATATACGAGAATCTGCAGGTAAAGCCTTAGAAAAACTAGAAGAAGGTAGACTGGAAAAAAGAAGTGATCCAGACAGTCTTGTATTTAAAGCATTAAAGTTTTCACAAGATAATGCTGAAGACATTCAAGGCACAGTAGAAGCTGCTACAAAATACGCGTCTACTATATCTACATTAATAACTGAAGCATTAGCTGATATTGAAGCTAATCCTGATAAAACATCCCCTGAATTATTAGCAGACTTTCAAAAATTAGTAGATATAGAAGTTGCTATTACTGATAATCTTACTAAGAGACAAGAAACTGGTGCAGGATTAAATGAAGATGATATTGCGCTAGAGATTGAAAAAAATCTTAAAAAGGGAATAGTAGCCGCCCTTTCTCCAGAAAGCCGTGAAAAGCTTAAAGGTAGCATTCTTTACAGCATGAAAACCTCTGATACTATTACAGAGGAGCAAGCCACAGTTCTTTTAGAAGAAGGTGACGTTAGCCAAGAAGAACGTTCTATTGTAACTGAGTACATTAAGCGTGTTAAAGACATGCAAGAAGTATCAAGTAATGTAATAGATGGAGAAAACGGTGTATTCATAGGTGTTTTGCAGCATGTTCGTGGTATTGAAGCTGCAGCTGCTAGTGGAGATACAATTACAGCTTCTCAAAACTTAGGTAAATTTACTCAGTTTGCTGAGTATATGAAAGTTAAAGCTGATACTTTTCAAGCTGTATGGCAGCATAACCGAGATTTAAAAGCAGGTAAGACTCCTGGTGTACCATCTAAAATTGAGATTGTTTCTCAAGATGAAAAAGGCCATATCACTGAATTTAAGATACTAGATACTGCTAAATTTGGATTTACAGAAGATAGCGTAGGTAAAGTATGGAACTCTACTAATGATGGGCAAATTAAATCATTACAGAACCAAGTTGCAAAAGAAAATAAAATAATTGCTAGTTACTTAGCTCAAGTTAATAACACAGTAAATGGTACTAGCGCACCTGCTGTTGGGTATACTTTTGGGTCATCTAATTTAGGAGGCCGTACCGGTAAAGCTTTAACAGATTATAGTGATGAAGAACTTGGAAAAGTAAGAGAAAATTTACGTATTAGAATGGAAAAAAATAATGCTAGAGTAAAGTCTGGTAATATTATATCTCCACAAGCAGCTAACAGTATTAAAGCAAGTCAAAAAAGTGCTCGTTCTGATATCTTAGGTATTAACGAATATTTAGGTGACGATGGTAAAAGCGTAGAAACTGAACTTCCTCCTTGGGAAATAGATACTGATCAAGCTACTGTAGAGCCAACAACAGAAAATAAAGCTGCTAAGCCACGTTCTGAAACCCCTTTACAAAAAAGAGTAAGAGAAGCAGCACCAAAGAATTTAAAAGATGCAGAAGCTGATGTATTAAAATATACAAAAGCTGTTGATGAATCACAATTAGCGATAAATAATAATACAGATAATGCACAATCAGCTGAATTATTAGCAAAGAATATAACTAGCAAAGAAAAATTAGCTAGCGCAAATAGACGAGTAGCGCGTTTAGCAAGTAGTATTGCTGGATATAATGAACCAAATGTTAGTTCAGTCGAACCAACTGTTAGTCCAGGTGATTACTTATTTAAAACAGGCAAAAGAGCAGGTAAAGCTTTAAAAAACATAGGTAATGATGTTTTAGAAACGTTACGTGCACGATTGCGTGATAGAGCAAGAAATATTCAAAACCTTACTGTGCGTACAAGTAAAGAGAAAGCACAGTACAAAGATGCTATTTCAGATCTTCTTGCAATAAAGAAATATCTAGGTGATGACGGTAAAGGTTCTAAAGCTACAACTAGCTCTGTAACTACAGAGGACTTAGGAGCTCTTATAGAGCCCTCTGAGACAACTACTAAGCAAGTTAAGCGCCCAACTAAGGTAGCTGATACAGTCGCCTCAGAAGAGGCTACAGTGGCTGAAGAGCCACTTGTATCTAATGCAAAAACAATGCCTACAATATTACGAGTTATAGAGGGCTTAGATGGAGCACTAGCTAGGGCTGATGTTGTAAATCGTGTTATACGCGTTAAAGAAGGGTTAACTAAAGCAGAAGTTTTAGAATATCTTAAAAACAGTACAACACCTACTGGACAACAAAAAAGTATTGTAACAACGTTTATGAACGCTAAATACGGCATAGACTTTTTAGCTTTATTAGAAAGCATGACTGAAGAAGAAGTTGTTAATTTTGTTATACAACACGAAATGTATCATTTTAAACAGCATGATAAGCCTGTTAATAAAGGCGTGTTGCACATTAATGACTACATGTCTGACAAAAGCAGATCACATGCAACAGATAGTGGTTTAACAACTGAAGAAGCAAAAAATAATAAGTATCTAAGCAATACAGCTATTGAAATGGAAGCACAGGCTAATCTTGTAGCTTTAAGAGTGGTATTTAATGATAAGAATATAGGTAAAGCACCTGAAACAATTGACCCCAATGTGGGTAATACTTCAGTAGGTTTGCTTTTAGCTAAAAGAGCAGTACTTGTTGTACAAGATAAGTTAAATAGTTTATTTAATGAAGGTAAAAAGAACGACCCTAAATACGCTAAAATTATTGACACTTGGAACAAAGAAATAACTGAGCTCAATAAAGTAGTAGCTGCTGAACAAAAGAAAGTAGATACCACTGCTTCAGTAGCAGAGTTAGAGGTGTACGAATTAGTCAATGATATGCTTAAAGGCACATCCATTGATCCAGAGCATGTAGCTGCTGTTAACCCTGGGGCTAAGAATGTACAGTTTGTACAGAATACTATTTGGCAAACATCTTATGATGTTGCACTTGGATTAGGTAAGACAATAGCTAGTGTTTTCCAAGCCAAAAAAGAAAAAGAAACTAAGTCTGATGAAGTAATCAAAGAGACTTTAAACAAGCGCAATTTATTTAAAACAGTTCGTAATGTTTTTAATGCTATTAAAAAGAACTCTGCATTTTTAAACATGAGCAAAGAAGAATTAAAAACTGTTAACATTCTTGTAAGGTTTAATGATGAATTTGTTAAAGCTAGCGCTAAAGTAATTAAATACACCGTAGACAGTGTTAGTGAAACTGGGAATCAAGCTATAGACCATAGCTGGACGGGTGAAAAAGGAAAAGAAGACCGTCTTGTTGAAGATCCAATAAACTATCTTTTAAAGCAAATAAGTTACACAGATAAAGATGGAAATATTGTTAATACAGGATACCTGGATCCAAATATATTAAGCATTATGGCTATGAGCGCTTACAGTTATTTGAGCACTATGGGCACTGGTTTACTATGGAATGATGACGCTGCTGTAAAACAATTATTAGGTTTAGATAGCAGAACTAAATTAACTAACCGACAGATGGCACCATTTCGTAGAATAGGTACAACTCAATCAAATATGGCTGATCTTATAGGCTCTATGATTGTTAAACAATTGGGTTTAAAAGGTACAGGTGCAGCAAATAAAAACTTAGAAGCACAATTAGTTACGTCATTAGGTTTACACTCAATTCTTATGCTTGAAGAAATGGGCTTAGTAACACGACCTTCGCTGCCCCGCTCCGCATTAGATGTAGAGACTATTAATTATGATGGTAAAGGCAGTAAGAACATTAACAATGCTAATGAAGAATCTAGTATTGGAACAGCTGAAAGCGAAAACACAGTACAGTTTGTAAGAGTAGCGGTAGTTAAAGTAGGTAAAAAAGAAATAGTAGCACCAAAAGTACGTAAAATGATTGATGATTATTCTATTACAGATGCTGGAATAGAATCTTCTACTTCAAGTGTTATGGATAAATTATTTAATTTAGAATCACAAAAGGATTTTCCATCTCTTATTCCTAGTAAAACTAATGAAAATACTAGATATTTAAACACTAATATTAAGATTCCTAAGAAAGTTAGTGAGGATCTTGATTATGCACAATCTGTTGAGTGGAGATTTAAACCAGAATTTATAGAGTTATTAAACGGAGACTCTCGTGAAGAAACTATTCAAGCTTTAAAAGATATTTCAGGATACAAAGAAAGTTTGGAGGATGTACCACTTTATGCAAAAGAAGCTGCAGAAGCTGTTAATAACAGCATACTGCGAGAAATTGAAGATGCTATAACGTTTTTTGACATATTAGCAGAAAAGAAACAAGATGATTTTTACTATACTTATAACAGCTGGAATAACAGCAGAAGTGGTATGGCACAATCGGCTGTATCTCCTCAGTCTTCTAAGATAATTAGGCATCTTATATATCCAACAGATAGCACTACAGGAGAGAGCTTTCAACAAGATTTGGATCTAGATAATGCATATCACATGCAAATGCTTAAAGTTGCTATAACTCAAGCTCTTTTAGAGAATCCTAAGCTTTCTGTTGATAAAAATAGTTTCTTAGAGATAAATAAAAACTTTGAACGTGTAATAGGCGATGGTGTTGTAAACAAAAGAAACGATATTGGAAAAGCAGGTAGAGAAGTACAAAAAGGTGCTAATCCTTTTGTTGTTGCAGCTAAATATGGTTTAGAAGGTACTTTAGCAGTAGAGGGTTTAATAGCGCTAGGTAAATACTATAAAGCAGTAGAGACCGGCAATAAAAATGTCACAGTTAACATAAGCATAGAAACAGACGCGACTACTAGTGGTTTAATTTTAAGTCTTCTTAATGCTGGTTTATTTACTGAATCTGCTTTAATAAAATTAAGAGCTGGTGGTTTATACGACACTGACACTAGTTTCATTAAGTACGGTAAAAAGAATGCTGATAACTATGTAATGCTTGCTAATTTGTGGGCAGAAGATATTAAAGCATCTGAGCACAATGCAAACGTGCCAGAAGTTGCAAGTCTTATTAATCTTTTAGGATACCCTGACCGTGATCAAGCTAAAGATCCAGTATTGCAAAGTAACTACGGTGCAGGTGAAGCAGCATTAAAAGAAAGTTACATAGATTCTGCAGTAACTATGCTTTATGAAAAGCTTACAGACACTGATTTTAATGTACGTAAAGAGGCTTTAGCATTATTAAATGCAGTATTGCAGACAGATTACAAAACAATGGGTGGTAAAAATCCATTTAAAGTTCGTGCAATTAGTGAAGATAGAATAAGTGAAGCTAATTATAAAAGTTTTATTTTAGATACTAAATGGAAACCTGCTTCAACAGATGCTGAAGGTAACGCTGTACCTGCCGGGTATCGTTTGTACGGCAGAAGCCCAGAAGAAATTAAGTTCCGTGTTATGGTTAATAAAGTTTATGGAGGAGCTTTAATTAGCAGTATGTCTAAAATAGGTAATGACTTTGCTGGATTAGGGGGTCAGCTTAATGACGTAGGTAATACTGTATTTCATGTATGGAAAGTATTTCAAGAAATTGCAGAAAAAGGGTATAGAGCAAATGCCGGTATTGATTACACAACTAACGACATGCAGGAACTTTTAGATAATGATCCTACTTTAAAAGGCTTGCAACCATTTATAAAATTCTTTGATACAAGCAAAGATAGTGAAAGACTTTACGGTTATAAAAGAGATAAGAAACGTACATACGATAGTGGCGTTGATAAAGTTACAGTAAGGCTACCAAACAGCGCTAGAGGCGCTAAAAGCACAAGTTCTGGTATATCTGTAAGCTTAGATCAAACTCCTGGTGTTAGCTTAATAGCTAGGCTTATACAGGGCATTGATGATGCAGTTATGCGCACTATTTTAGGTAAAGCTCCTGTAATGCATATGTTTGATGCAATTTTTTCTAACATACTTAACGCTACTTCTCATGCTCAAGATTACAATGAAGCAATTCTTGCAATTAACTATGAATACTCAATGTTTGATAATGCTGTACTTATGCTTGAGAATTCAATTGCTGCTTTTGTAGCTAATCCAGCAGCACGTAGAAAATTTAGTGAAATAGTAAAAGATGATTCAGAAGGTAACGTATTATTTAATACAAACTTAGCAGCAATGTTAAAAAGTGTTAAAGAAACACAAAAACTTATGAATGAAAATAAAGAAGTGTTGTTTAAAGAAATACTTCGTAGATCAGATCATTTAGGAATAGAGACATCAGCTAAGGACAATATTTTAAATCCTGACGTTATACAAGACCCTGAATTTGATTTATTAGATGAGTTGTTTTTAACAAAAGATGTTGAACAGTTTTTTGAACAAAACAAACCAAAACCATTAAACTCAAGTGTTGATTCTGATATTAATCCAGAGACTTTTGTAGAGTCAGATAGTGAAATATTGTCTGGGCATAATGCATTAGACATTTTTGATACTTTAGGTAGGGGCGACAGACAAGGTAATTCAGTAGATTCAGTAGAGCATTTATCACATTTAAGAAAATTATTAGCTACTGTAATTGCACCAGGGCTTAATGCTTTAGGTGATTTTAGTTTAAAAATGAGAAGAGCTGGCAACAAAAATGTTGGAGCTCTTGAAGATCAAGACATATTACTTAATTTTGGTGTAAACAGTGGTAGTAATATTCTTCTTAATCATGGTTCTGAACGCACTACTTATGTACACGAGTTAGCACACGCAGTTAGCAGATTTATGTTTGATGATGCAAAGCTAGCACCTGTAGCTAATCAAATTATTAATTTACGAGAACGTACTCGTAGATATTTAGATGCTAAATATAAAGGAGAAGGTTGGAAAGCATTTATGTCAGAAGATGAATTCTTAATTGGTCATAAATATGATAAAGAAGCAGAGCTGGCAAATGCTAAAGCTACATACAATTACATATTTGGACAAGAAGGAGTTTTTTGGACTGCAGGTAATAAAAATAAAGCTAGTCCTAGAGGCATACATGAATTTGTGGCTTTTGGATTAACAGATGCTAGGTTAATGTCAGAAATGTCAGAAATGCCTTTTAAAGCTGAAAGAACTGCAGCTACAACTTTAGGTGGCCGTATACAAGAGCTTTTTCTTAAAATGGTTGACGCAATAATTGGTAGAGTTAAGAACCAAGGAAAAACAGCTGACGAAGCATTAATACAAATGGTAGTTGCTTTAAATAGAGTAGATTCTAAAAGCCGTTTTAACACCAAAAGATTAATGGGAGCAATGGGTGCATTAGATGGGCCTATTTCAAGAAAAATTACTCAATGGGTGTTTACACCTATGCAAAAAGCTATGTTAAAAAGTTCTCAATACTCAGGCCCAGGAGGTTTAGTAGTTCGTAATCTAACTAACGTAGTAGGTGCAGCTTTAGAAGCTGAAGTACCCCAGTTACCTTTAGAAGAAAATGGCCAAGTAGTAATGGTAGATATGCCATTTAGAGCAAGTTTAGAATTGTCACGTAAACGTTTACGTATAAGTAAAAATAGCTTGTTAGTGTATATTTTAAGAACGATAGCCGGCCCTATGAATGACATGGATCGTAAAGTTGAGCATATGCTTGCTATATCAAACACAAAAATTGACCAAAATCGTAAATCTGTGATTGAAGGTACTAAAGATCATATTGAAATTAGTTTTAAAACTGAAATGGTAAAAAGAGATTGGGAAGCATTTACTAAATCTATTTTAAAAACTGAGTTATATAGTTTAATACCTAACTTAAACAGGGAAGATTTTCCGAAGTTAATGAACATACTTCGTAACACTAATGGTGTACGTTCTAAAAGAATAAAAGATATACGTAAACAATTGTTAGCGTTAGGAACTATAGGAGCACATTACGTAAAACAAAGTGAAGGTCTTGGCGTCATGATGGCTACTGGTGTTACTAGAACTTCAATGTTACGTATGAACGCGTACATGATAGCTAATTCTAAAGGTATTGTATCAGATACTAAAATGCCTAAAGATTTAGTAGCAATGGAAGCTTTAATTGATGAATTAGCTACTTTATATGCTGTAGACAATACAGCACAATACGTAAATATACATACAGCAGATATTATTGATAGAGAGATTAAAGCTGATCCTAAAAACAACGGCGCTGTAGTGTTTATGGCTCAAGCTATAAGTGCTAAAAAAGATTCGTTAGAAAGAAACTTTAAAAATGATAAAACGCACACAGTAAAAGGTTTTATTAAATCAATTACAAATCCAAATATCTCTGTAAAAGTAGCTTTACTTTCTGAAGAAGAAAAAATGAGAAAAATGGGATATAAACTAGTTTCGTCTATTCCTACAGATTCTATTTCAGATCCATCTAAAGGGCAAAAAGCGCTTTATACTAGTGACTTTGTAACTTTGCAAGATTATAACAGAGGTATAATTTCTACTACAGGCATGAAAGCAGCTGGCACATTGTTAAGTCAAATGCTTACTGCTACAAGTGGTGAAAGCTATAATTATGTTTCTTCTAAATTAGCTATAAAAAATGCGGTTGCTGCTAATATTAAAGAATATGCAAAACATGTAAACAATCCTGATTATAAAACTACTGATAATGTAATGGTACCAGTTTTTGATACTTATCAAAATATTGTAGATTTTCGTTATATGATGACTGATCATACAAAAGTTAATGTATTAAAACAGGATATGAGAGCTAATTTTGTTTTAAGTGCTGCAGTAGGTAGCATGGAAGATAAAGTTCAAACTTCATTAGTAAATGAAGAAGCTTTAAGGCTTATGAAAGCCGACGCAGATGAAAACTTTTTAAAGAGATCTGATGAATTTGTTAAAATAGGTCTTAAATCTGGTAAAGCAAAACATCGTGAGTTATACAGCTTACTTCCTGCAGAAACTAGAAGAATGATTGTAAAAATATTTGGTACAGATTCAATAGTTATAGATGAAAAATATATTGATGTGTTATTTGGTCAAAGATCTTTAAGTATTGCTAATTTACCTTTTCTAAATCACAGGGTAGTTAAAATTGCCGAAGTAATTTGGAAAGAAATAGTTTCTATGGCTAAAAAGAATATTGTTATAAAAACAGGATCTGTTTTGTATCACAACATTTTTTCTAATACTATTGTTGGCTGGTTAAATGGTGTTCCGATAGAGTATATGATCAAAGAACAGTTAAGAGCTGCAAAAGATTTAAATGATTACATGACTACTAAACGAGCTTTATTTGTAGCTAAATCATCTTTAAAAACTGCAAAAGCTTTAAATGATGTCCAAGGTATGAAAGATGCGCAAAGTTCAATAGATTCTTATTGGAAATCTATTAATAACAGCTCAGTACGCGAATTAATAAAAAGAGGCATGTTTCAGAGCATAACAGAAGAAATAGATGTTGAATCTGATCCATATTCTTATGCAAGCGCTCTTTCTGGAAAGATGGATAAATTTGCTAGTAAAAATAAAACTTTAGAAAAAGTTTATAGTGGTGTAAAAAATGTTAGTAGATATACATATATGTCAGATGACACATCAATGTTTAAGCTACTGTTAAAAACTACTCAATATAGTGATTTTGTTGCAAGGCAGGCAGTCTTTAAATATAAGACTGAAATAGAAGGGATTGGTAAGGATGAAACAGAAAACCTTGTAAGGGATTTGTTTGTTAACTATGACATGCCTGATCATCAAATTCTTCAGTACATGAATGAGACTGGAATTACTATGTTTACTAAATATCCTATGAGGATGTTACGAGTAATCTATAAAATGATGAAAGGAAGACCTGTTGAAGGGTTAATGTTAATATTTCTTGAAGATTTTATAAATATGAATATAGATGATCCAAGTGATATGAGTTTAAATATATTAAAGAGTCCTTTTGCTCATTTAGACGATGCGTTTACTCAAAGTGGTATTGAAATGGGTAAGAATTTCTTACCCAGCAAAGATTAATTGCTATCGTCATTCATAAATAGCAGCTTGGCCACAAACCAGGCTGCTAATAATGAGAAAAAAATACCGGCTATAACAATCATAAAAGGTGCAGCTACAATTAATCCAAAGATTAAACCAGTAGTTAGCAGTACTTTTATATTTGTTATAAATGATTTCATGAGAATAGACTCTTAAATTTACTACCAGCTGTAACTGGTTCAGCTACATTCATTGGTAAATCACCGGCAATTTCTAACAACATTTCTAACTGTTTGTCTTCAGACAATTCAGGAGGTATATTATCCATAATATTTTCTAAGTCGTTAACAATGCTAGTTACATCTTCAGATGCTGCGTTAAATGTTGGAGGAGGTATAATGTCATCTTCAATAGGACAAATGTATGCGTCCTTTAAAGTTAATTCTACCGTACCGTTATTAGGCACATCATTGCCTTTAACTTTGCGACCTCCCTTAACGTGGATATCTATTAATTGATCCCTAGAATACCCCCGTCTTATATAGTACTCTCGGATGGCTTCTTGCACATCTTCGGTTTTCATTTTAATGTCCATCACAACTCCTTAACTTTAATGATGACTTGTGGATTATCTTTATCTTTTTTACCAAATACAAAAGTAGTACGGACTATGTGCTTATAGTCGTCATCAGGTATGCATCCGAGCTCTACAAGAGCGTCTTCAAAGTACTTCTGATGAACAGACAGCACATTGCCTAAGTCCGTTCTACGGGCTGTTTTGGGCATTAGACAATACTCAACCTCTATCGGACACTTAAACTTAGAACCAACGAGTTGGTCTCGCATATCTTCTTTATATACGATTTTTGCTTTATTAAGTGTCTGATAGTGAGTGTTCCTATAGTTATTTAGATTCAGGATAAACTTCCTTCCTCGCCTATTAACCAGAACACTCAACGGAGAAGAGAATGTCTTCTGCATTAGGCGAACAAACTCTTTTTAGGAGCTGCTGACGTATCACTAGATGCAGATGCAGTAGCAACAAATTCACCTGCTTTAGCACTAGACTTATCACGATTAACACCTGTGTTCTTGGCTACCCAACTTGTGTAGAAATCTGCGTTAGCAGCTTCATCAAGAATCTCAGGAGTAGTCATATGATCACCTGCACGAAAGACTTTATCAATCTCGTTAAGAGTGCGTGTTTCACCGCTTGAAGCAGAAACCCATGCACCAGATGCATCTTGTTCACGTTTATTCTCAATAACTTTCTTAACGCCAAGAGTAATATCTTTACCTAAGAGAGTCATAACCACTGACTTTTGCTGAGGCACTTCTTTGCGCTCATTCCAGTCCATGATTTTAAGAGTTTTAGTTTCAATTTCTTGAGCAGAAATTTCTTCACCAGTAGCCAACAAACAAATAGAGTTAGCTGTATTAAATCCAGGAAGATACTTTTTTGTACCTGTCCGTTTATCAACATAGGTGTTTAATCCGCCTTTAGCAGTGCCAGATGTCACGTAAATAGTCTGACGTAATGTTTGACCATCATTAGACTTAAATACAAGATTTAAGCTTGTTGCACCACCTGATGATGTATCGAAATAAGCAGTTTCAACTGTCATTTCATAAGCACCTGATTCAAGAATGCCACCACCTCCACCTAATGTGTTGGTTTCACCGGCAATTGCTGCAGAAGTTTTTAATTTTTCTAGAAAATCCATAATTTTAGTACCTGTATTAGATATAGTATTCGTGAAGTCGGTTAATAACCAACTGTATATTGTTATCAGTAAATGTCTCGTTAGTAGACCACATACTGAGCGGAGCTCGCATACGCTCGTTAACTGTATCTTTGGTGATACGAGTTTGGAAGACGTATTTAAAGCCTAGTTCTTCTTCATCTGGAGTAATTTCCAGTAAGTCGCTCTCATACTTTTTCAAATGCTTGAGATTTACCTTCTTTGTACTAACTATAGTAGAGAAATAGGACTCAATGCCTTGGTTCATGAGAGAACCTTTCACTTTAACAAGTGTTTCCATCGCCATCTCGGCATCATTCATGATGTCAGAGGTGTGAGCAATAAAGATCACATTCTTAGAGGATTCAGCAACATATTTACTCATTAACTTCTTGAAGAATTGGGCATAATCGCCCCATGCTTTCATCGTATTAGATGAGTTAAGCACGTAATATGATTCAAACATATCCATCATGTAGGTTAAACTATCTACAACAATGGTATGGTAATCGTCCATTTTTTCGGCTTCTTCAAAAGCTTCATAGACCTGTAATGGGTCTGTAATGCCAAACTCTTTAAAGTTACTCCGAAAAGGTAATTTTTTATTATTTTCACAATTTAAATAAATGACCCCATCAGGATCTTGAATGTTCATCAGACTAGCTGATTTACCCGTGGCACTCTTACCTGATATAAGTACCAGGTTGTCGTTTAATTTCATGTAATTACTCCGAATCCCGTTTAGTTACAGCCGACATGGCCGTAGTTAAAATTGTTTTTTCAAGCTCTTCTTGAGGTAATGGATTGTCCATCTTTTGGTTAAAAGCTATTACAGCATTACGAATGCCTTCGATTGTATGACCACCATCTACTAAGACATATGTATATTTAATAAGTGTGTTAGATCTACTACCCACACCTGCGTTAAGCAACAGCCATCTTTCTAAATTAGATAGAGAAGCATGATCCATAATTTTCTGACGTTGTTCTGCTTGTTTATTTGTATCAGGGATAAACATTAATGCATCAAGTAACTTACCCTCCTGGTAAGAATGTTCCCCTGGAAAAGATTCCCACTTACGTGCAATATCTTTAGTCGAACGGTCAGTTTCAAATGGTAGCCATTCAAACAAGTTAGTCATAAATTTAGAATATAGTGCAGTATTTAATTTAACAGTATGTGTAAGAGGCATTATAATTCTAAAACGATTAAGCTCGTCTGTATGTCGCTTAGTTGTAGCAAAGAATGCTTTATAATCTTTTAAAAGCATTTTAGCTTGCTTCAATGAAGTACCTTCATCTATATCTAGAATAACTAGATTAAAACCAGGTATGGCTTTATCAGAAGTACGATACTTATCTTGAAAGTGATGAGCTGCGTAATGATAATCAGCAGAACTAACTAAATGGTGCAGCTGATCCCAAGGTGCATACTCAGGCTCATAATTATTAACAATGTCTGTAGAATAAGATATTCTTAAGTTAGATAAATCTGACTCGTCCATTGTCTCTCCCTTAAAGAACTCAATACTATCTGAGTAGGAAGTACGTATAACTATGTTATTACGATAACCCCATGCAATAGCTTGGCTCATTATATCTTTGCGATGAGCCGCACCTCCTCTAAAGAAAGGTAAATCTTCCATAAGATCTACATGGGTTACTTCTTTGCGAACATCTGCTAAGTATATAGCTACACGCTCGTGTGTACGTGGTCTGTTAAGCATTCTTCCGAATGCATCACCAGAGTCTTCCACTAACTTAAATGCACTATATAAGTGGCCGGAGGTCACTGTTGAGCTACTATCAATAAATGCATAAGCTCCAGCAAGTTTAAGTGCTTTAAAATATCTATGGCTCATCTCTGCTTTTTGAATTTCTTCAAATTCACGCATATTGCGAGCACGACTTTCACATAGTTGCTTATACTCTAAAAGAATAAGAGACTCAGGTTTTAATAACGCTAGCTCACTATTAAAATTAATAGGATCTGCAAGTTTGTGCATACTAATTGCTAAATCATCTAATACAGTGTCTGACGAGCTATCAGTTAGCATGTCATACAAGTCTTCTGGAGTAACATTGATGTCTGTTAATACTTTAGTAGAGTAACCAAACAAACAACGTCTTGCGTAACCTGTGTCAAGCATAGATAGATATTCTTCTTCAGTCTTTCCACCATTCATTAGCTTACTGGGAGTTCCATAAAGCATCATGTTAGTTGGTGTTTTACCGTCAATTTCTTCACTACGCAGATTTTCTGCAGTATTTTTAATTAGCTTAGCTTTAATTTTACCTACGTCGTACAACTCTAAGAATGAATTTAATACATCAGTATTGTAAACAAGGTTAGAGCCAATTTCGTCAATTTCTAAATTAATGCTGCCAATACCTGCCATTAGTAATTTTTGACGCATTTGCTTGATAGCAGGTGAAGTACCTGAATCAAAGCTAAACAACAATGGGCCAAGCATTTCAAATTCTTTGGTTAATTTCTCTTCCATTTCATCGGTAGACATATTGCGTCTTGGAGCTCTACGTATAGCTTCTTTATGTATATTGTGGAGCGCTAATGCTGGAAATGTTTCACTTAAGAAACGTTCTTTAAATAAATGAATAACATTTTCTTCAAGAATATTAGTACTAAAACCTTTACCTGAGCCAGACACACTAAGATTAATAGCGTATGTGTTTACAGGTATAGTTCCCTGGTGCATTGTCTTAACATTGACACGCATCATTGAAGCTATTTTAGAAAAATAATAAACAGTTAATATACGAAAAAATAAAGGATTATTATTTTGTGTTTTTTGAATTAAAGTTCTAACTAGTTTTTCTTGTGGGACAAAATAGTCCATATCTTCAAAACTTTTCATATTGTTTCCTTTTAAACTACTAATCTACCTGCAGCTATGTAGCCTTTAGCTTGTTTACATATGCTAACAGCAGGACAGTAACTACAAAATTTAACTTCTCCCTTAATTTCTACAACTACGCCTACAGAACCATCTTGTAACATGCGTTCATGCGCTTCGTGGTATGTTGTAAAATTTTTAGTAGATCTAGCTCTACTTTCAGGGTTTTTATAATATTTAAATACAGGAGCTCTTTCCCATAACTCTTCAGGAGTACAGTCAGGAATTTCTGATTGAGCAGCATCTTGATACATGTCAATCATATTGATGCGTGATACTACAAATGCTTCTGTATCTTGTACAGATTTAAGGACGTACCGTTGAGGCACAATTCTACTGGATGGATAGTTTTTATCTTGTCTTGCTTTAGCAGCACTCCAGTCAGTAAATATGTATTGAATGTACATATAGTCTTCAGTAATTATTTCAGGATGTAGCCATCTGTAGATACTTCCTTGTTGAATGTACTTTTCAGCATTAGACTGGTTTATGTAACCATACGTACCAGTAGTTTTAAAATCTTCAAGAACTCCGCCAGATACAAAGTCAAACTTACCAGAAACAGTGTATTTACCTACTTTTGTAGAGCCACGTAGCTCCATGTAAATAGGCACACTGTCTTCTGTAATCTGACTAGGTGATGGGTTAATAACTATGTTATTTACAAGTTTTTGTGAATAATTTAATTTGTGTAATGTTTCTGTTCGAGAAGAATTTAACCAGGCATTCTCTATTGCAGTATGTACTGCAGTACCCATTCTACTAGCTATTAAATCTGCTACATCTGTATCAGAGTTAGTAGCTACACGGTTGCTTAATACAAGGCTTTTAATAGGTTTAAGAAGGCTAGTGGCGCTTACATGATATGGGTCACTAGAGTGATCGTAGTCATCGTGTGCTAACCATACAGCGACACTAATAGGCAAATTTGATGTATTTGTGAACATATGTATTTCTCTTCATAGAATTGTGCGGAGCACATTTACATTTTGTTTTATAGTAGGGACAGTAAAGTGTCCCCTCTGTCACCTGCTGCGGGGACTACAGCACTATGGGGAAAAACACTAACCCTGGCTTATTGATTTTTTAACTTCAGAGAGGGGAAAACCCTGCATGTATGCTCATCAACGAGAGCACACTAACTGTAGCACTTTTAAAGCACTGCTTGTATTATTTCTGCTTCAGTAGAATCATTAGATATTGTAATCTTATTACTCATATCAGGATAATATATTTCTAATGAAGCACCTAGTTTAACACAATCATGTTCAAGTTCGGGTAAATCTTGCCAAGACATGCTATCTACTAGGTTAGTATTTAACCAACAAATTAGCTTTGGTTCAGCTTTTACCATGTAGTATTGCGCATCATGTATGTGAGCTATGGGTAAAATGTTATATCTGTATTCAGATGCATGCACTTTGTCCATAAATTCGTTAGCTGCTCTGTTATTTAACAATCCGTAAGACTGACCTAGAGCATTACCTGCAGTTCGTCCCTCTGCTTGAGCTTCAAACGGCGTATGACGCGTGTTTAAGATGGTTTTAGCTAACAGTGGAGTTCTTAGTCGAAGACCAAATGCGCCTGTTACATAGCCGTCTTTGGAAGCCTGAATTAGCTTTTGTTGAACCCATTCATCTGAAACTTTGTAAAGCTCATGATAATTTTTTTCAATCTCTAGTGCTTCTGCTTTAGGAATACCCAAAGTGTTTATTAAAGTATGTGAAGTGCCCTGATAAGTAAGTGCAAATGTTGGCCCTTTAGATCTTTGTCTAAGCGCTTCATACTTTGTTTCAATAGAATTAATAGAACTAACAGTGTCTACAATATCGGGCATCTGCTTACTAAAGTAAGCGAATGCCCTCATGCAGTGACCGTCATAACCATCAGTGTAAACTTTTAGTTTATTTGGATCTTTAGTAGTAAGAGCAGATATTCTGTCTTCCAGACTAAAAAAGTCGGCACCTACAATTACCCAGCCATCGGGAGCTTTAAAACAACTTTTAATAGCTTTAGCATACTTACTACCAGTAGAAGGTAATTGCTGTAAGTTAACTTTAGATGAGCTTAAACGACCTGATTTAGTACCTCCCATGTGAAAATTACCATGTAAAAACCATTTACCCATTTTGAGTATCGTTTTAAACATAAAAGCAGGAATAAACGCAGTCAATAATTTACTGACTTCATTTATTTCTATTAAGTACTTAAGAATTCTAGCTACTTTGATAGCCTCTTCTTTAGTCTTGATCTTTTTTTGTCCACTCATAAGTAAGAGTTTCCTGTGCGTCTTTAATATAATTACCTAAAGCAATCTCTGGGAAATCATCTAAAGAAATAAAAGTACGAATAATATAACGTGCAATAGATGGATTAACTTCAGTTACGGGCCAAAGTGTGGCTGTTTTATAACCTGCAGTTATACTACCTACGTTAACATCCATATTAGATAATAGAAGAGTAGTTTTAAGTTTATTAAAATCATCTTCTTCATCTGTATATTCTATAAGAACAACTAGATCCCCTGATATAGCATTAGTTTTTAAATTGTAATCTACAAGTTCCCAATGTATATCAAATACATCTTGAGAAACTTCTAGAATTTGTGTTTTAAATTTTTCACCTAAATCAGAAAGTTTGAATTGACTCATAATTCATCCTCATTTATTTTAAATTTAGTTATTAAAGAATCGTACAGTTTTTTTATGGCTTTTTTACCAGTTGCTGGCTTACCTGTATCAGTTGTGTCTAGTACAGGTAACCCCAGGAATTCATACAAAAGGTTTCCAATTTGTTTAGGACTACTAGTGTTTAAAACAGATTTAAAATCATCTAAAGGTTTAAAATTCTTCTTAAGAAGAGTATTTTTTATAATAAATGCTTTCTTTTGCTCTAACCACAAGTAATCTTTGACTAGCTCCTCATTCATTAAGCTATCTGTGCGTTCTTTCATAATTTGTTTAAGATCGTCAGACACTTTTACAATTGCACCCATATCCATAGGCATACCCGTAAGCTCCATTTGAGTAATATTTTTTAATGAACGTATAAAAATATTGTTGTAAATGTCTAGCTGATCATCAGCAACCATTTTGTCGTAATATTTATTGAACAAGTAGCAAGTACTTAAACAGTCAGTTAAATTGTATTCCATAAGTATTACAGTGCGTATCAAATTAATATCTTTAATATCTTCCTGGGCGTAGTTACCAGCAAACTCAATTGAATTGTCTTTTAGTGACAATTTATTTTCTGCAGTATTGTTAGTAGCTAAATACGTAATTAACTTAGTGTCGTGCACTTTTTTATACATGACATCTAAAGCATCTATCATTCCAACAAAATCAGTACTATCTTTCATAAAAAAATCATAAATAATACAGCGTATGTCAAATGTAGCATTGTGATATATATGTGTAGCATTAGAGGTTATAAAGTAATCTCTAAGCATCTTTTTTATTGCAGCATCGTCTTCAAATGTACGAGTAAGATGATGGTTAATATTTATACACACACCTTCATGCTGGTTCCATGCAAATGCAATAGTAGCTATGCGAGATTTATCAATGCTTAAGCCATAAGTTTCTACGTCACAAGTAAGAAAAGTATGTTTTTTTAACATTTTTAATGTTTTTTCTATTTCACTTAAATCTGTAACATACGTTGATGAGTGTATAATATTTTGACCTGGCTTTTGGTAACTGCCATCTAAATGAGTTGCAACTGCTGACAAGCTGAGGTCAATTTTTTCTTGTATACGTGGGTTATAAAACAATCCTTGGTAGTTAGCAGTCAAAAACACACACATGTGTTCGTACCCGGCTACTGTACAAGGCATTTTGTAACCATAATGTGGCTCAGCCTTAGATTGACGTGTAGCAGCTTTAAAATAAGCAGTGTCTGCAATAATTACTGTGGTTATGCCTTCAGCATCTAGATTAGCTAGAATAGCCGGCAAAACTTCTTTAATCATTTTAGCAGGGGCTTTATTTAGAGAATTGTATTCTAATGGCAGGGCTTTTAAGCAGATGTTTAATGGATCTGCGTAATGTTTTTTTATATCAAAATACTTAAATGCTACTCCTTTTATTAATAGAGCAGCTTCCGGAAATTTATCCGGATCGGTATACAGATGTTTCATAGATACCTCAGAAATTAGGAGTCCGTTGTGACCATAGGTGGACAAGTCCTACAGGAAAACCGCGATCAATTGCGGTCGGTCATGCGTATGATTTAATAGATATAAGCGTATAAAAATTATATAAGCTATCACTGCTTAATATTTCTTGGATTTCAACTAAAGTGTAATGTTGCATCATATATTCCATAAAATGCTTAATTTCTATAGCGGTAGATTTATCCAATCCATTAGTTTTAGTATTATTAATAGTATTACTCCCACTACAAAACACGTAGCTGACTCTATACTAAGGTCGTCTTCGGTTATTTTCACTTATTGCTCCTAATTTTGGAGCACATATTATATATTGCTATTCCCATCTATAAAAGATGTGATCACCTATAAGACCAACACGAATCATACCAATATCGTTAATCCATTTTGGATAGTAACCTATTTTATGGTAATGAGTCGCTCCATCAGTTATATCGGGATGCATGCCTGAAATTATTAAACTAGCAAGTTGGTTAGAATATAACCAAGCTTTTATATCGTAAGGTTCGTCAGACTTTCCGTCACACCACCAGCTGAAATGGCAAGCATGTCTTACAGGTTGCTCATTTCTATATTTTCCAGATTTAACTACATCACACACATTGTTTTTATAGCGGTGATCAGCAACACGGTTCATGACAACATGGTTTACAGCTATCTCACCTGCTGTAGGTTCTCCTCTAGCTTCGTGGTACCCATTAAGAGCTAGACACATTAACATTTCCGCTATCATGTAAAACCTCCATTTCCATTACCATATCTTTAAAGTGATTTAATGCACGTTGTTTATCAGTAGTTTTAAAAATGTGCACACCGTTTACATTATGTGAATGTACTTGGTGCATTCCTTTAAGAGTCATCATCATGACAATTCCTTCAGGATTTTCAAATCGTTTACCCATGTTAATTCCTTAATTATCAAACCAAAATACAATTCGTTTTTCTGTACTTTCTTCTATGTGAAATTCAAAAGGTATTTGATTCATATACTGTAACATATGGTGTAAATAAGCCTTCTGTCTGTTTACTGTATCATCTGCAGTCATTATAGATAATCTAATGATTAAAGCATTTAACTCAACTTCTGTAAAATAAGTAACAGAATGGGCATCTACTCCCCAACTTTTGTGCTCAGTACGCACAAGATGAGTTACATCATCAGGAAGACCTTTGCATTCTACACTGTATGGATATTCACCACGCACACCTTCAGCTAACATGCCAAAAGCATCATAGTTTCTAGATGGTGCAGAATCGTCAAAAGCTCTACCCATCTCTGTACCTTCACTATACCAATGGTCGTAACTTATCCATTTGTTGTTATGTATATCAGGTGAACGGTATTCTTTGAATAAATGAATGTCGCAACCCATGATGTTCCCCTTTTCATGAAAAAGTGCGGAGCACTTATGATAATAATAATAGTTTTATTTGTAGCTCATTTAATAAAGCGTACGTTTTTGGATCACGTAAATCTTTAATATAATAAGTTTCAGGTGTTACCATTGGAACAAGTTGATTAATGTGAGCAGGTAATGCGTACGCAATATCTACAACATTGTCACTCTTGTTATTTAAATAACATAAATACACTTGAATTTCTTTTATAGAATCTTTTAAATTATCTATAAGTTGCAAATGTTTTTTTATTTCTACTTGATTAAAATCAGGTAAATCAAATAAACAAATAGTTTTAACTTCATCAGTTAAATAACATGCATCATCAGAAGTATTAATAAAAGATTGATTGCCATTACTTTCTTGAAGTATAAACGTTAAATATTTTGAATTTTCTTCAGTCATACTTTTAAGATAATTAAGCAGAAATTGTTTTCTGTTTTTAATAGCAGGTAAAACAAACTTTGCTTGTATTGAATTCAGAAGAGTTGTCATAGATAATTTATCCATATCAATCTCCTGAAATGGTTTGTTTAATTCTTATTTTATTAACGTTAACTTCGCTAACTAATTCCATAGATATTTTACTATCAAAATCAAATCCTTCAATAGCTAAAGTATCTCCATAACCTGTCATTATTTCTGCAGTTTTTAAAGATTTCATTATTGCTACTGCATCGTCTACAGGTAATAGGAACTTAGTTCCATACCCTAGACTAACTGTAGCAAGCAATTTACCATGCGTGTTTTGACTCATAATATATGGTCTCCCCGTATTCTGGTGCTTCTTGTTCTGAATAACAAATCCACATAGTTTCAAATTCGTATCCATCTTCTGCAGTAATAGATTCTGCATAAAGATCTGTAAAATAAAGCAAAACATTTGTAGCATTTTCTTTGCAGTAATCTAATACTGGATAAAATGATGTTCCGCCTCCTCCAGTAAACTTAAGCTTCATAATATCTGTGCTGTCGTCTACTTCGTGTATGTTATGAATGATTTCATCACAATCAAGTATAGTCATATTACTTGGTTGATACGTATCATAGATACTTTTAACTTCTGTAAGTATTTCAGACATCATAGGATCAGTTACAGATCCAGATGTATCTATAGCAACTGTAAGATGCGCTATAGTTTCTGAGTACATAGTAGGCATGTAATGAGTAGGGAAGTAACGTCTGTTAGGACGTTTCCAAGTATGATCATTTTTAGTATTGCTATCCATAAACCTTGCTAGCAATTGACTCCAGTCTAATACTGGATTGATTAAATCATTAATTAAACGATCTACTTCACCAGGTATTTTACCCGCTTCTTCACCACCTTCCATTTTAGCCTGTGCTCTGGCTTTCATTACAGTGTCTTGAATACTAGTAGCAATATCGCCTTTAGTTTCAGTGTCTGCATCTTCAGAGAAATCAATATCTCCATCAAGAATGTTAGGTTTATCTTGCTTACCTTGATGTTGAAGAAGGTCGTTGTAAACTTCTTCAGTGCTCCACCCATGATACTTTGCATCATATAAGTGTGGCTCAGGTAAAACATAACCAGAATTTCGCAATATATCGTTTATAACGTAATCACCTGCTTGGTTGTATAAATTATGATCACGCTCTCCTTTACGAAGTGGGTGCATTAAAGCAATGTGCATAATTTCATGAGCTAAAACACCAATGCGTTCTTGCTTAGATAAGCCGGTAAAAAATGCTGGATTAAAATAGATTCTTTTACCATCTGTAGCAGCAGTACTTACAATTTCTGTAAATACATGCTGCATCATTAAACCAACAGCTATGAGGAAAGTTCCTCCTTGCATCATTAAGCCAATTTTTGTTTTATCTAACTCTTTTTGTAGAGCTGGAGTAATTTCAACTGCTGGATATTCCACAATTTTCCCCTTATTTTAATTTAAGTTCTGAACGCCAGTACTCATGAACATCACAAGTAAAATAATCTACTTCAATTTCATGTCTATATTGACTGTAATGTTTAATCATTTCTCTAATGACATCACGTCCAAGACTATAGCTATGACGCAAATTTTTACGCTCTATAAAAGATTTAAGAGCAAGTTGCCCATCGTAATTGTTTTGAATGTATTCATAAGCTTGTTTATGGGCCCACTCAGGCTCGTCATTATGCTTTTGCCACTTTTCTCGTGCAATGTTGTTTAATCCTTCAGGCATTTTAACATCGCTTCCGTCATCTTTTAGATAACTTAATAAAGTTACTTTTTTTATTAAAGCGTCTATTTTTTCACGATATTCTTTACGTGCTTCTTTATTAGGAGGCATGTAAAAATTACGTACTGAATCAGTTTGATGGCAATATTTGTAACTAAATTTATTTTGTTTAAATAGTTGAGTACCTTTTTGAGATATATCAAATCTTACACGTCCGTTGTGCTGATTTGATAAATCAACAATCATAAAAGATTCGTTATCTATATTATTTTTAGGTACTTTAATAACATCATTACTATTATTACTATGAGCAGTAATATTTCTAAGCCAATGTTTAAAACGTTTTGAAGGAGCTATTAAAATATCAAGAGCTTCAACGTGAAGTAAATCATTTACACTATGATTAACCTGTAATTCAAAATCATTATTTTGAAATAATTTATAAGAAGCTCCAGCGTAATTATTACTATAATAAAACCTTCTTAAATCTTCTTTATCAAATCTAGCTGACACATGGTTAGATATAACACACATGTCTTTGACTTTTTTTGGTGTATCGTCAAGATGCATCAAAGCATAATCTGATTCAGAAACGTTTTTAAATACGTTATGATCTACTGTGGCATCTAAAGCTGTTAGATAATGTCTCATAGCATCTCCTGAGCGTTTTTAGTAACCCATGCATCAATGTATGGTGCTTCCATTATTTCAGCGTTACGACGTACTGCAGACTTCCAAGTGACTACTTGAAAATCAGCCGGTAAGCGCTCTACGAATTTGGATAGGTTATCAATGTTTTCTGTCGTTACTTCGTACGCAATGAGACCAGCTAATGCGTAATGCACACTTGGCTCATTAGGTATTTTGACAGTACTAGGTTTACTAATGATGTCCTTGATTTTAGGTAGACTTTGAAAGATCTCACTAAAGCCTTTGAACTCTAATGCGCAGCCTTCACCTACAGTACCTGCAGCTGTAACTACATCAATATGGCTAAGCTTTTCCTTACCCTTAATTATGTCGGATAAGAATGCCCATGTACGTGGACAAGCAAACGTATCATCAGCATGTGATGGATTGAATTTAAATAACAATTCTTTCCTGTACTCAATGAATGATGTAATACGATGGTCGATACCAGCTACGTTAGCCCACTTGAGCCAATGATCTGGATCTACACCCATGTTTAGATGTATAAGCCGACTCTGCATAGCAGTACCTATACGTTGAGTGATAGCTTTATCTGTAGCTAGGTTGCCTGCACCTATAACAGCTACATTTTTATGTAGGTTATTTTGACCTACTTGTCTATCAAGACAGAGCTTATAAGCTGCAGCTTGCACACTTAATGGAGCACTGTTCATTTCGTCTAAAAATAGCAACCAGCCATTGTATCCTTCAGGTACTGTGTCTCCTTCAATAGGAAACAAAGCAGCTGGTAAGAATGTAGCACGGCCATTTTCAACTCCAGGAAAACCCTGTAAGTCAGTTGGGTCTGCTTGACTTAAACGAAAGTCAATTACTTTTAGATTAAGTTCTTCAGCAACCTGCTTAATAATGTCAGATTTACCGATGCCAGGGCTTCCCTTCAAGAAAGGTACTTTGCCTGCATATAATACGTTGACAATCGCTTCTGGAATGTCTTTAGTTGAAAGTTCCATAGTATTTCCTAAATAATATTTAAATGGTTAAAACGTGCGGAGCACGTATAAAAAAAGACACCCTTGGGTGTCTCTTGTTTAGTTTTAATAAATTTAAATTGCGTTTAATTTTACAAGTAATTCTTTCACTTTACGTTGATAGTATTCAGTGTACTTACTTCCACCTTTAATAGCGTTTTCATAAGTAGTCATTTCATGACGAATGTCTTCAACTTTACGTGCTTTAATTAACTTGTCTTTTAAAGAAGACATTCATTTTCACTCCTTTCCAGGAATTCCAATTGCATTTGCAATACATGTATTGCTTTTGTAATGTCTTCTTTATGAGTGCCTTTATCACGAGTTAAGTATTTACATACTTTAGTGTGAACAGAAGCACGTAAGCCTATGTAACCAAAGTTAGCATAAGTAGCTTCAAGTGGTTGCACTCCAAGGACTTGATAATGATTACCACCTACTTGAGATTCTATTGCTGAATCTGTATAAGCTGGATCAGTTTTAGGTTCATCAATTGTTTTTCTTAATCTCATGATTCGTTATCTCTTCGTTTAAAATAATGATGTTTTTCAGCGTAAGCTACACCACCATGCGAACAGCCTATTAAACGAGCTATTTGTCTTGTACCAAAGCCTCTTTCTCTAAGATTTTTAATAGTGCTTAAAGGTAGTTTGACTTTATGGGGAAGATTAGACTTTAAACCCATTTTACTAGCTTTTTTTAAAACAGCTGTTTCAGTTTTACTTAAAACCAAAGCTAAAGCTACTACTGGAAGTACTCCGTACTTTTCCTTTAATATTTTAGTTTGGTCATAACTCCAAGTTCTATTCATAGATTAGCCTTTTTGTGATTTATGTCTTTTTTGTTTCTTAAATTATACAAAGTAAAATATAAGAAACAATTAACTGTTTTTGTTAATCCCACAGATTCTCATAGTACCTGCCGAACATTTTAAATGCTTTAGTCATTCGTTTTTGATGTTCTTTCAAATTGTCTTTGAACATCCAATCGTCTTCACACTTCTGTTCAAAGGCCCAGATCATTTCATCCATTATCCAGTTCCAACGGGCATGGAAGTTGCTATCTGTGTCCCACTTATTTATTTTAGGGCCATCTACTGTGCTACGCAGTTCCTCTGGCACATCTTCATCATCGGTAAAGGGGCTACCATGTTTAGATTCTTTTAACTGTTTGAGCATCGGTAGGATTACATGTGCTAGGGTATAGTCCATGCTCCATGTGTCTTCTTTGTCTATTCTTACCTCGATTTCTGGATCAGGGTATTCCCCTATGTTAACTTTCATTGTCTTTATCCTTTAGGAATACTTTTAATGTTTTACCATCATCTTGATACGACAACTCGACACTAACGTCATAATGCGTCATGTTTACCATTCTACCTGTACCTGCCCATGTATGGTCTATAACCTCGAAGCGTTCCACACCTTGGTTAAGGTAAATTGTGTTATTTATTAGTTGTTTACGTTTTTTACTAATAGCTTCGTAGAGTTTATTAGTTGAGACAGCCATAGTGCAGGAAGCTGGCCTTCTTTTAAGAATTTTACCGCAGTCTACAAATGAAACAGAGAGTGCACGTAGCTCCATCAACAGACCTAGATCTGAATCAATCCAAGATTCTTGGTTACGTACAGCAGTACTAAACGATTCAGGTATTTTAGGTTTAAATCCAAGATTTTTTGATTCCATCTATTACCTCTTACTTATTATTTTTAATACCCCGGTAATTAACTTCACTGACGTATTTATTATTCCAAGCAGATTCACCTAAAATAAGATGTTTATTATCAGGTTCTGTTGGAGTCCACTCTCGTTTAGTGGTATCCCACTCTTCTTCTACACAAGCACTAGATAATGCTCGTTTAATACGATCTTTTGGTCTAGTGTCCTCACCAATAGGTGTCGGTAAATCATTAGGTATTTTCATTCACGATCCTTTCTAGCTTCGATACTCCTTATTATCTCACTTTCTAGGTCTTGGAGAAATCCTTTAATGTCTTCTTCGTCATGTAAACATGCGAATATTTCGTCATCATCTTTTTCATCTATGTCTGATGCTAATTCTAATAAATCATTAGCTACTCTTTCAAACAAACCAAATACTACTGTTAGTAATTTAGTAATAATTGCAAAGAAAGCACACATAAATACAAATGTTAATTCAGGGTTTATACTACCCCCGTTAGCTAAATGAAAAATAGCCACTATTAGTACTAATAATGGAAAAGTTAAAAGCCCTTTACTTAAAATTGTTAACATAATTTCCTCTTTACAATGTACTTATTAAAGAAATAACAGAGTCACGAAGACCATGTTTACGTCCATTTATAACCGTTATGCCATGTTGACTTAGTATACCATCAAGTTTGTTAGCTAATTTGTCAGGTAAGCTAAAGGCGTAGGATCTCTCACCAGTGTTAGCCTGAGTGCCTGTATCAACTAACTTGCTCATGGGTATCTTTTTATACTTCTTAACAAATGCCACATGTCCTAGCTTAACGGTCTCCTTATTGATAGCAGCTACAAACTTAGTCCATCCAAGACGCTCTAAACAGTACTTCTGCTCTTTCTCTGGCCAGTTAAACTTCTGCATACATGTGTACCCATAGATAAGGTTATACACCTCTGCATTAAGATTAGGGATCTCAGCCTTAATCATTGCATCGAATGTCACATACTGAGTGACTTCCCAATCAATGGTGTTAGCCGCCATGTTCAACAACTTGGCAAACATGTACTTCTGACCTGTAGATGTACGGCTAAGTTTTTTGATACTTGTTACTAACTGACTTACGTTTAAGTTTTTCATAATATTTCCTTATTGATTTTCGAATTTTATTAATCTTCCAAGTACAATTTTAATTCTACGTTGTTCAACAACGTCAGTAGGTATTTCATAAGCTGGAGTGCCAGTCTGTCTACAGAGAATACTTCTAACGTAGTAATCAGACACGTTCTCAATATATATACTGGCCACTTCTCTGCCCTTAGCTAGGTAAGTTTCATACCTAATAGGGTCTTTTAGCCTTTTGGCTAAACACTTCGATTTCTGGGCCTTAGCTTTTTCAGGGTTTTTTAATCGCCACTCTTTCGCATATTTCGCAGCTTTAACTTTTATAGCTGGATCCGCTAAACTCATTTTATTATAGATCGAGTTGCAATATATCCTATGTTGTTTAAGCTCACTTTTAGTCATGTCTGCAACCAGTTTGTGGCTCCTCTTACCTGGATAAATAGACAGGCGTTTCGGTAAACGACGTGCCGCATGAGCTCTAGTAGCTGCATTGGCATACACACGATGTTGCTTATGTTCCTCTTCAGTCATATCAGCAACCTTCTTGCGACACTTCTTACCTGGATATATATTGGCCATAGTTTCACCTCATAATGAGTTAAAAAAATACCCCAATTAAGGGGTACTAGAGTTTAAAATGGATAAATGCTATTAAAAACATTAGAGTTTAAAAAAGGGTGCGGAGCACCCTTATATTTTTGATCTACGATAGTGCATATTCTGAGTTTAATATATGTTTACTTAGATCAGGTGAGTCTTTTATTAATAACACATTATCACCCGTAACATCTAGCATAAACTTATTAAGCGCATCTGAGTCAGCTAACTTGGCTAATATTACTCGGTAGTTATCACGCACCTTATTCATATGGTTAGGTGATGCCCAAAATGAGTCATGAATATGAGCTAATTGAAATCCCTGGTTATGCGCCATTCTTACCATCATACGAGCTACCCAGGCGTCTAGACTATGAATATAGTTAGGACATAGCGATGTATGTCTAGTACTAGGCTGGTTACTCGTATATCGGTAAGTAAAGGTTGTATGATCTAGCTCATCAACCTCAATGCGTGTATCCATTGCTTCAGTCACTTTGACTTTAGATACATGGCCATCTGGCGTTACCCATTTGTGATACAAAGCTGAGTTGTCCCAACACTCATTGATTATATTCATTACGTCTTCTGCACCAGAAAACAAAGAGTTTAATACTTCATGAAAAGCATTTTCTCGCTCACCTCTTAGACTGCCTTGTCGTGATTTATTATAGAAATGGGTCATTACAGGCTTTTTTACATCAGCCCGTACAACAGCATCAATTGGATCTAAAATAAGATTCATTCCAGTAGCCACTTCTGTGTAAACATCTTCCCTGTCACCTGTATCAATCAAATTGACAGCAGCTGCAGTTTTAAGGCAGCCTGATAAACAGGCCATAATTTGTAGCCCTGATGCAGTAGCATCTAAGGCCATTATGTAACCCGTTGGTTTACCAGCTATTGCATCATTGTATGCATTAATAGCTTTAGTAAATAAAAACGGGTTAGAAGCTGCAGGAGTCATACTGTTAAGATTACTAACGTTGTAATCAAACCAATACAATCTATCTTGCCAAGAGAGTTTGTCTTTACCAAACTCATTAGCAGCTGCAATCTTTATATACTCTAATCCAGTGAATTTTTGCATTATATTATAACCTCTTGTTTTACAAAGCTTAATAAAGCTTTCTTATAGTCAGTGGACTGGAAATTGATGTGATAACCTGAAGAGTACATTCTCCCCCGTTTATCAAATTTCCACATGAAGTAAAATGGAATATCTGTATATTCTTTATATACTCTAGAACTAGTAGTTTTCATAAGATCAAACTGCATAGATTTTTCTGGGGTATCTAAAGTTTTATTAGGTTTCTCCCTAAGTTGTAGGATTTCAGGATCGAGCTCCCATTTAATAGACTGCAAGATATTTAAACAGTCTAAGCTTTGCTTTTCTTTATGATGGTTATGCTGCCCTAAGATGCAGGACTCTTGTTGAGTATAATGCCCACCCCCCTGGTTAAACTTCCAAGGTTTAGGAGGTAACACCATTGGTGGTATGTACATAAACTCATCAATTTTCGACAAGACACTTAAACTAGGCTTAAGCTTTGGCTCAAGAGCTAGAGTACCAGTAGGATTACTTTCATAATCATGAGCTAGCAAGTCATACAATTTACCTTCACATACTGCTAAGATTTCAGCAGCTGTACGTACACCCTCAATTAGTTTAGTGTGAAGCAACGGTGCCATAGACGTGCAAATACTCTGTATAGGAGTAATTTCACCGTTACATTTAATTACTGACGCCGCTAACTGATAAGCGATGTCAATAGATTCTACTTTGATTGCTTTTACACGAGCATTCTTACTATCATAGGAATACTCTTGGTTTAAGTAAGTTTCTATTGAAAATACTAAATCTGTAATACTTTCAATATCTACATCATCTTTTAACGAGGCCATAAGACCTCGTCTAGAGAACGTAGTCTCCAGTAGTTTTTGTTCGTTCATGAGAATTCCTTAGAAAGGCACGTCTTCACTAACGTGTTGCAAAACATCTTCTAATGCTGTGCGGTGTATTGTGAGTATTTCGGATGAAGTACCCCAATTGATTTGGATTGTTCTCATGTCCCAGTAGGCTGAGGCCATAAGATCGCACACTCCGTTGGTCTTTTGCATAAAACTGCTAATTTCATCAATACTAACAGGTTTTAACAGGTTTATTTTTACTGCAAGCTTCTTACATTCACATGTATGCCTGCATATCGTGGTAATCATTTACGATATCCTCCGCAGCCTCATAAGCCTGCTTGAAGGTATCGTATTCGCCATCCAATCTCCAATCTCCATTTGAGAAAAACAATAGACCTTGGTTCACGAACTTAAATTGGTACCCACGTATGTTAAAATACTCTTCTTCCATATTACCTCCTAACTATCTTACGTAACTATCTTAGAACTTTTAAGCTTACCCCTACACTTGGTATGGATAAGCTCTTTGCGTCTCACCCAGGCTCAATTTCGAGCTCTGAGTCCTGGTTTTCGTAAGTTTCCTCACCAATAGTAGAACGCCCCATCAGTTTTAGGGCATTCTTACGCGGAAACAACCGGTTAAACTCTTCCCGGTCATCAGTTTCCTCGTGCCAGTAATCTTCAGCCAATTTCATGACTCTTCTCCTACAATTATGCAGCCTTTGCCAGACCGCTCTATATCACGTCTTTCGATGCCTAATCGCACCATGTAGGCTATACATTCGTTCTGGGAATCCCAGGTTACTTTGTACGCCTTATACCCTTTATATTCCTTGATTCCTACAAGGATAACAAGAGCAATTACTGCTGAAATTCCTAGTATTACTGTAACTAAGCCGAATAGCTTAATTACCTTTTGTGTTGAGACCTGATGTGGTCTACTTTTTATTTTTGGACGCATAATATTCTCCAAGTTAATAATTCTATAGACCAGACTTGTGCCTGGTCTCCAACGACTAGCTTTCCTAGCCATGTTGCATTACATTTCTCCCCAGCCAGCTGAAGCCAGCCATTCGTTATCAGCTTTCATATCAGCTGCGCGATCTTTTTCAGATTCTACATATTGATACAAATCTTCGTACCAATTAGATTCAAAAGCTGGATCCATACTGTATCCCAGTTCTGATTCGTAAGCTGCACACTCCAGCTCTACATCATCTATGGTCACATTGGCGCCATAAATACATGACTCTTTATACATATCTACTATAAACTTTGGATATTTCATATTAATCCTTATATTTATTAATTTTACAATTCCGGTACCAAGTGGAAAGGAGTGAGAGAGGAGGTCAGTGGAAAGTAACTAACTTATGATAAAAAAAGAGAGACTGAGCTTACGCCCAATCCCTCTACGCTTTAGATAAGGTCACCCATATCTGCAGCTGTGGTAGGTACACTGAAGCGTAATACCTCGGTACCAAACTTTTCTAAGAAGACAGCTTTACCGTCTTCGGCGCCATTTACCCACCCAATATGCACAGTGTTTCCATTTTCCCCTTTCTTGCAAATGGTCACACCCTTATCGTGGGTAGTAAGGAACAGGTCACCCTGCATCTTCTCTAAGGCAGATGGGACGATCTTATCCCAAAACTGCCTAATGCTAGAGTGCAGATTAATGATACCTGCTTGCTCACCTGACTGTGTGTTTACGTAAATGCCTGGTGCTTGCGAACCATTGGCTTGTACAGTCTTATTTGCTTGTGCTTTCTTCATGATCATGTTCCTTTAATTAAAGACACGGATTGTGCCATCCCATATGGAAAGGAGTGAGGATTCAACAAGATATAACAATCTTAACTCTCTTGTGTTGTGTGTGGTGTTGAAGTGTCTATAAAAAAAACCAACCCGAAGGTTGGATTAGAACTACGGTAGATGGTAGTTTATTTAGCTGCTTTGGCTGGGATGCCTGCTCTACGTGCAGTTATGGCATGTAGGTGCGCTATACGCTGTTGATGCGTAGTGCTCAACTTGTTGATACCAACTGATGCTGAGTCTAGTGACTCGTGGATGCTTTCGTCCACTGCTATGTCCACCAACGTTAAGATGTCGGTGAATGATGCACACACTGAGGTGATGGTAGCTGAGATGAATTTAAACATAAGGTATTCTCCTGGTTATGGCACGATGTTATGCCACTCCATATGGAACAAGGGACGTTACTCGTTATTAAGAGGGGGGGTGTCTCTGCTGTTAGTTCTGTGGGTCATTAGTACTACAACCATACCTAATTATTATTTTTCTTTAAATACCTGTATTAGTATTATCTTATCTATATGTATATATAATATATTACTTGTAATGTTAATATTCCTATTATAGTATGTACTTATACTACTCCTGTTAAGGAAGATACGAGAAGGAGACAGCGAAGCGAAGCGAGAGCTGTCTTCTTCGAGTATCTTTATTATATAAATTATAATAGACTATAACTGTGTTATAAATATAAACGGTTATACCTATGGATCAATCTACTGCAGTAACTGAAGTTTACCTCTCAAAAGAAGAGTTTAAGGCTACTCTGCCTAAAGCTATGAAAGGCCGTATAAGCGACGAGCTTATGGGCAATATCAATTCCCTACTACAAGACCAATCCACTAGAGAAGAACTGCGGGATAACCTAGTCGGCTATGCGAGTGTTTTGGCTCAAGGCCGGTACAAGGTGGAGGATTATATCTCCGCCGTTAAGTATGTAAGTTATAAGATGCTTGGTTCTAGTAACTTAGAGTCATATGTAAAAACCTTTCCTAAGCGGTATAAGCGATTGCTCGATGATGGTGTGGATGACCATAGAGTTAGTGCTTATGCTTCTGCATATAATAAAAATCAGCTAGTTAATAAAATATATGAACAAACTTTAATACCTTCTCATATCCTTAATGCAGATGTGTTTCAAAGAGCACTTAACGTACAAGCGGAGTTGATGGTTCATGCTAATAGTGAGAAGGTTCGTAGCGATGCCGCGAATAGTCTTCTGACCCATTTAAAGCGTCCTGAGATTACTAAGATAGAGCTGGACGTTGGTATGAAGGAAGATAAGACTATTAATGATCTAAGACAAGCTACTATGGCACTAGCTGCAAGCCAGCGGGATATGATAAAGTCAGGAATGATGAATGCTAAAGAAGTAGCACATAGCCAAATTTTAGAAGGTGAGGTGGTAGAGTAATGGCAGAAATCTCTGGGCTGCAGAGTATTTTATCTAGTATGCACAAGCAATACCTTGCTGGTAACTTGCCCCTTGAGCAATATGCTACAGGTGTTAGTAATTTAGAGCAGCAAAGCCCTGAGATGTTTAATATGGCTGTAAATACACCTATCGCCGATCCTGGCAGTTTTAATATGGATCTACCTCCGTCAAATAAACCAGAATTAAGTAATATAGATTTTACTAAATCTGCCCCTAATACAGCTGTAGCTGTAGATAAAAGACAACCTGCAGACTGGGAAAACTTTTCTGGACTATTTAACAAAACTTAACGGGAGCACTTTTGCTTTTGATGGCGAAGTGTTCGATTTTTTTAAAATAAAAAACTTTTTCTTCTGTGTAAAAGATTTAGTAGTTTTTATAGAATTAATAGAATCTAAAAGAATTATTAAATCTGCTAGTGCAGATGAATTTATTTTTTTATTAAAAAAGATGGAAGCAGCACATGTTGTTTTTATTTTTGAGCAAGAAAGCCTATGTCTTTAACACAAAATCCAAAATCAGTAGAAAGTCTGGTACATGCGGTAAGTTTTGACACAGATCCGTACTATGTACCCTCTAATTTTGCACTAGAATTTGTTAACTTTATAAAGTTGGTAAATGGCGCAGAAGGCGAGGAGAACATGACTCCAGTGCTTCATTACAAAATGTTAGATCAAATTGCCACAGGCGATGCTGACGTATTAAACATGTTATTTCGAGGATCCGCTAAAACTACTTTAATGGGAGAGTATCTCTTTCTTTATATAGCTACTTATGGCGGATTTCCGGAATTTGAAGTCGAATTAGCACTGTATGTCTCAGACAGTATTGAGAACGGTGTTAAAAATATGAGAAAAAATTTGGAGTACCGTTATGAAAATAGTGATTTTCTTAAAATTTATGTTCCTTATACTAAATTCACCGATATTAGATGGGAGTTCCGGAACGCGGAAGGCAAAACTTTTATTGTTAAAGGCTATGGAGCTAGCACAGGTGTACGTGGTAGTAAGGAAATGGGTAAGCGCCCAACGTTAGCCATATTAGATGATTTAGTTTCAGATGAGGATGCAAGATCTCCAACTGTTATTAAATCTATTGAAGATACAGTTTATAAAGCCATTAACTATGCTTTACATCCACAAAGGCGCAGAATTATATGGTCAGGTACGCCGTTTAATTCAAAAGATCCACTTTACAAAGCTGTAGAGAGTGGTGCATGGAGTGTGAACGTTTTCCCAGTTTGTGAAAAGTTTCCTTGTACTAAAGAAGAATTCAGAGGCGCTTGGGAAGATCGGTTTACTTTTGAGTACATTGAGGAGCAATACAACAGAGCAGTTAAAACTGGTCAAATTGCTTCATTTAACCAAGAGCTCATGTTACGTATTATGTCTGATGAAGACAGACTGGTTCAAGATGGCGATCTAATTTGGTATGAGCGTAAAGGGCTTCTTAATAATAAAGGCGCTTATAATTTTTATATTACTAGTGATTTTGCTACAAGTGAGAAAAGTAGTGCCGATTTTAGTGTTATATCGGTTTGGGCACTCAATAGTAATGGCGACTGGTTATGGGTAGACGGAATATGCAAACGGCAATTAATGGATCAAAACATTGATGACTTGTTTAGATTGGCTCAAATGTACAAACCTCAGCAAGTGGGTGTAGAAGTAACAGGACAACAAGGCGGATTTATTCAGTGGATACAAAGAGAAATGACTAACCGCAATAATTACTTTACATTAGCGTCTGAAGGCAACAGTAACAGGCCCGGTATACGGCCAGCTACAAATAAAATGCAAAGATTTAATATTGTTTTACCTTGGTTTAAAACTAAAAAAATATGGTTTCCGGAAGAAATGAAACAAGACCCTATTATAGTAGAAGCAATGGAAGAGCTTTCATTAGCGTCAGCTGCAGGATTTAAAAGCAAACATGACGATTTTATAGACACTATATCTATGCTGGGCTCTTTAAACTCTTGGAGACCTAGCCAAGAAGTAGAATCTTCCATTGATGATAATAACTCTGTAATATGGAGCGATGATGATACTGAAAAATCTTCCCATTATGATTCATATATTGTTTAGAGATAAAAAATGACTACAGCCGCAGAGTATTTAAGACTAACAGAAGCAGAAGCTAATTCTGCAGCAACCTCAGCTGTGAATGTTCAAAACCAAGTAGCTGTTGCAGAAACATTTGCAAACACAGCTACTACTTATGCTAATGCTGTTGGTGCTAGTGTAGCTGCTGCAGAAACTGCTAACATTGCTGCTGGTTTAAAAGCTATTGAGTCTAAAAACTATAGAGATCTTGCATTATTATGGGGAAATGCAGATCCTAACGTTGTAGTAGAAGATAGTCTTTACTCTGCCAGACATTACTCTCAATTAACTGTAAATATGTTAGCTGCTATGCAGGCTAACTTAAATGCACATGAAGGCATTTATACTAATAATAAGACTGTAACAGATGCAGCAATAGCATACTTAGGTTTTCGTTTAGATACAGGTGTATTATCTTTTGACAGTACTGCTCTTGAAGGATTAATTACTGACTTAGAAAACAACACTTCTGCTCAAATGGTTCAAAAATTAAATACAGTTTTATACAACACAGATCAACTTGAGTTAGCTGCTTTTGCTAAGTCTAATGATATTTCTACAAGTAATAAAATTATAGATTACTTAGATGAAGCAGGACAAATAGCATTACAGGCTATGATTACAAGTTCAACTAATCAAACAAAGTTAAGCTATGCTGGTGTAGTAGTAGATGCCGATACAGGCGTTATAACTAGCGCAGCAGGTTCTGCGTTAGCTACAGAATATGGTTTAAGAGTAGCTGCAATAGAAGAAACAATTGGCTCATCTGTTCAGCCTGGATTAGGAACCATGCAAGCCAAGTACACTATTAAAACAGATGTAAATGGGAATGTAGCTGGTTTTGGTTTATTTAATACTGCAAATACTGATATTACTAGTGCAGGATTTAGTGAGTTTATTATTAATGCAAACTCATTTAAAGTAGCAGGAACTAGCGACATAGTAGCACCATTTAGAGTTATTACATCCCCTGGTCTTTGCACTAGTAGCATAGGAGGTGAATCAGCATCAGGTCAAACAGCTTGTGTAAACAGTGGTGGAACGTGGAATGCTCCGGGTACGTACATAAGCGATACGATTATTATGAATGCAACTATAGACGCTGCAAATATTAGTAATCTTACAATAGGTACAGATGACGTAATAGGATATGTTAACGCTACAAATGCTCTTATAGCTGCTGCTACAATTAATGCTAATCAACTTAACCTTACCCCACCTGATGTAGGAGCTGGTACTTACGCAACAGGCACAGGTAGTAGAATGATAATAGATTCAGACAGTATTGAAGTTTGGGAAGGCACAAATTTACGCGTTAAAATAGGAAATCTTACGTAATGGCGTACGGATTTGAAATATATGAATCAGATGGGTCTTTACGGTTTTCATCATTAGACCAAACATGGACTGTACTTGGATATTATAAAACACCAGCTAATACAAATCAGACATACACTAATGTACCTGTTATGAATACACGGCTTGTTACTCGCCAAATGTTAAATCAAGTTACGGGTGATGATGAGGCGTATGTACACACATATACATTGTCTGGATCTACTTTAACAACTACAGCACCAAATACATCAAATACAGTAGAAACTTTTTTTGTAGTATGGGGAAAATAATATGACATATGGAATAATTGCAAAAAATACAGATAATGATATTCTTATTGATTCAGAGTTTGCTCATTATCATTTTGCTGGTAAAGCTACATTATTTAATTCAACAAGAATACCAGCTATGTCAGGCGGCACAAGTACTCAACATAGCCCAAGTACCCCTACTGGCTTAGCTGGAACTCAAGTTAATGGCAACATTTTTAAATATAGTTTATCAGCACGTGCCAATTCTAATAGCCCTCCCCCTATGTGTTTTATAAAACCTATTAGTACAGGAAGTAACGCTCCGTATGCATCAGTTATTCTTACTACTAGGATAGGAACTAACTGGGAAATGTGGGTTATTCAAACTTACGGGCATTCAGCTCCTACGTTATATTGTTTTTTACCACTTAATGAAATGTCTTATGCAGCAGCTACTTCTTCAGATGATTACGGGATACAAACATTTAATAGCTCTAATAATAGAACTTACGATTCTAGAATTTTGCCATTAAAAGTAGTAGGAGGAAATAATGCTTCTTCACCTTCTATGGCAAATACTGGTGGAAGTTCCGCATATACTGTAAATTTAAGTGTAAATGTTGCGCCGTTATCTTTTGCAACAGGAGTAGTTGGTGCAGATAATACAGTTCCAGCATCTGATATGATGTATTATTGCCCTTCTATTGCACACTCATGTAGTGAATGGCAAGCAGCTAGTGACGGCGAGGGGTTTCAATCGCAGGGATACAACTCGTTTTTTTATGCATGGTCTAGAGCTGATTTATGGTGGTGTTTTTATCGTAGTGCTTTTCGTATAAATAGTGGATTTTATTTCCAGTCATCATATTCTATATATGCATCTGGCCACGCTTGGGATACAGATGAAAATAAATCAGGACTTTTAAGTGCAATACTTGCTGCTGCGTTAGCTTTTGCAACTTTTGGTGCATCATTACCTTTTTTTATTATAGCAGTAGGTGGTACTGCGCTTACTGCAGCATTTGCAAGTTCAGGAACTCCTGCAGGTTTTTATTATCCTTATAAAAATGATTCAAGAAATACTGCAAATTCTAATCCTTTTATGATATCAAGAGCTTCTTACTATGATTGAGGTAAAGTATGTATGAAATACTAGATCAAAAAGACAAAGGTATTGATAGTATTGTTACAGTTAAAATATGTAAAGAACGTCTTTCAAAAGTTAATGGAGAAGTAGTTCCAACTTTAGATAAAAGTACTAATTACCACACTGAATTACATAACAATAAAATTCAACATGACCATAGACATGACAGTATACAAACTACAATACTTGTAGTTAATCCTGTAACTGATGAAAAAATCAGAAGCCAAATACAGACATTGTTAGATTGTGAATGCTTTGATATAGGCGAAGAAGAGCCAATTAATCATGAAATTGAAGAGGTATGCACAGTAGACGGGCAAGATAAAACTTCTTACTTAATGCATAACTGCCCTCAGAGACTCAGAGACATAATTACAGAAAAATTTCCAAATGAGGATCAAACAGATTTTAGTGCAATGTCTAGTGACTTATTTCATTCAGTCTTACAAGAAAAAGTAATTACTGTTTTAAAGTATTCAAATAAACAACCGTTGCTTCGTTGCCCAGAAGGGCATATTGGAGCAATTGCAACAAAATACTGTTTAACAAGTAATAAAATTTATGATAAACGGTATGTTTTGTGCGATGAAACACATCCGTTACTTCCAACTGAATGTAGCGTAATTTGTAGGAGTTATAATAAAGTATACGATGCTAATTTTATTTTTCCAGAGCACTATGATTTATATTTTACTGGGGATCCATTATATGTTGAAGCAGCTTTTGATCTCCCACATAAGGTAGGGGCATATTCTACGTGGTATGGAGCAACAATTGTTAATAATGAGATTGTTAGAGTAAAACAATACATATACGATTATAATAACGCTTTCTCTGATTGGGATGCGATACTTCAATTTACTAAAGATGCAGTCAATAGTTCTACTGTTTTTCAAGACATTGATTAAATTTTTACGTTAAAAGTAATTAAATATAAGGTAAGATGGTATGGCTTGGTATAATGTAGGTACAGTAACAGTTATTAACGGTTCTGCCGTAGTATCTGGTGTTGGAACGTTTTTTCTAAACACAGTTAAAACAGGTCATATTTTTTATGGGCCTGATAAAGAATTATATGAAGTGCTTAGTGTAGCTACAGATACACAACTT